CAAGGCAGATAAGAGATGCTATGGAATGTGCTACCTTAAGAACCGTCGTTCAGGTTTTTCTTTTATGTCCTCTGCAGAAACAGTTAACTTAGCCACTATATCGAGTGATAGTAGATATGGGATATTATCTAAGTCTGGTGCCGATGCGAAGAAAATGTTTACGGATAAAGTGGTACCTATATCAATTAATTACCCTTTTTTCTTTAAACCTATACAGGATGGTATGGATCGTCCAAAATCTGAGTTAGCATATCGAGTTCCTTCTACTAAGTTTACTCGTAAGAAAATCCAGAGCAATGAGAAGCTAGAGGAGCTTGCTGGTCTTGACACAACAATAGACTGGAAGAACACAGGTGATAACAGCTATGACGGTGAAAAGCTAAGTCTGCTGGTACATGATGAGAGCGGTAAGTGGGAGAGACCTGATAATATATTAAATAACTGGCGAGTAACAAAGACTTGCTTGAGACTTGGAAGTAGAATCGTAGGGAAATGCCTTATGGGATCTACTTCAAACGCGTTAGATAAAGGAGGTAGTAACTTTAAAAAATTATACAATGACTCAGATGTTTCTAAGCGAAACCGTAATGGACAAACAAAGTCTGGGCTTTATTCTCTCTTTATCCCAATGGAATGGAACTATGAAGGATTTATTGATGGATTCGGATTTCCAGTCTTTGATAATCCACGTGATGGAGAACGACTGGGACCAGACGGTGAATTAATAGATATTGGAGTTGTAGACAGTTGGGAGAATGAAGCTGAAGGATTAAAAGATGATCAAGATGCTTTAAACGAGTTCTACAGACAGTTTCCTAGAACTACAGAGCATGCTTTCAGAGATGAAAGTAAAAACAGTATCTTTAATTTAATGAAGATATATGAGCAGATAGATTACAACGAAGGTAGTAGACACGCTGCTCATACTACAACTGGAAGTTTTAGCTGGGTAAACGGTATTAAGGATTCACAGGTGGTTTTCCACCCAGATCCAGGTGGAAGATTTAAAGTTAGTTGGGTTCCCCCATCTCACTTACAAAATAAACAAATAATAAAAAATGGTATTAAGTTCCCAGGGAATGATCATGTTGGCGCGTTTGGCTGTGATAGTTATGATATTAGCGGTACTGTTGATGGCAAAGGGTCAAAAGGATCACTTCATGGATTAACTAAATTTTCTATGGAAGACGCACCTTCGAGTACGTTTTTTTTAGAGTATATAGCAAGACCACAAACCGCAGAAATATTCTTTGAAGATGTTTTGATGGCATTAGTGTTCTACGGTATGCCTTTATTAGCAGAGAACAATAAACCAAGATTACTGTACTATTTGCGCCGAAGAGGCTATAGAGGTTACAGTATGAACAGACCAGATAGAACTTGGAAGAAACTATCAGTCGCCGAAAGAGAAGTAGGTGGCATACCAAACTCAAGTGAAGACATTAAACAAGCTCACGCCTCCGCTATAGAAATGTACATACAGGGTCACGTAGGGCATTTAGGTGAAGGCAACTACGGTACTGTTTATTTTAACGAGTTGTTAAACGACTGGGCTAAGTTTGATATAAATAAAAGAACAAAGCATGACGCTTCTATAAGTTCTGGTTTAGCTATTATGGCTTGCAACAGGCACTTATATGCGCCAAATGCTAAGGTTGAAAAGCAACCACTAGGATTAAATATAGTGAAATACGATAATAAAGGGTTTAACTCCCAGATAATAAAATAACATGGCTGAGTCAGTATATGTAAATTTTCCTTCTCAAGCGGTTCCTGACCTAGAGAAAATGAGTGCCGAATATGGCCTCAAAGTAGCTAGGGCTATTGAGCAAGAGTGGTTTAAAGATTCTTATAGCAATAGATATAGTGACACTCAACAAAAATACAATAATCTTAGGTTATACGCTAGGGGAGAGCAACCTATCCAAAAGTATAAAGACGAGCTGTCTATAAACGGTGATTTATCATATCTTAATTTAGACTGGAAACCTGTACCTATTATCCCTAAGTTTGTAGACATAGTGGTCAATGGTATGGCTGAAAGGATGTTTAACGTTAGGGCTTATTCTCAAGATCAATACGGCGTAAGTAAAAGAACCGACTATATGCAATCTATGGTTAAAGACATAGAGACAAAAATATACAACGATCAGGCTAAAGCAAATCTTAATGTAGATTTATACGAGAACGAGGAGGCGGAAAGACCAGAAACTAAAGAAGAGTTAGATATCCACATGCAACTTAATTACAAGCAGTCTGTGGAAATCGCTGAAGAGCAAGCTATAAACGTTTTACTTGACGGTAACAAGTATGACTTAATAAGACAAAGAGCATTATATGATCTTACGGTTTTAGGTATAGGTTGTGTTAAGACTAATTTCAACTGGAGTGATGGCGTTACTATTGAATACGTAGATCCAGCTAATATAGTTTACTCGCACACTGATTCTCCATACTTTGATGACATATATTACATAGGAGAAGTCAAAACTGTTCCTATTAATGAGCTAGCTAGAGAATTTGACAATTTAACAGAGTCGGATTTAAAAGAGATACACTCAAGCAGTAGCAAGAGAACGCGATCAGGTAGACACGTTCAGGATATGGATAAAAACAAAGTTCAAGTTTTATACTTTAACTATAGAACCCATATGAACGACGTATATAAAATTAAAGAAACAGGATCAGGTGGTTATAAGGCTATTGAAAAACCAGACACCTTTAATCCACCTGAAAATAAAGAAGGTGGGTACGAAAGACTACAAAGATCCGTAGAGTGCATTTTTGAAGGCGCTATGATTTTAGGTACTGACAAACTTATAAAATGGAATAAGGCCGAAAACATGATGCGTAGTGAAAGCGACTTTAACAAAGTTAAAATGAACTACTCTTTAGTCGCACCAAGAATGTATCAAGGTAGAATTGAATCTATAGTTAGTAGGATTACTGGGTTTGCTGATATGATTCAGTTAACGCATTTAAAGTTACAGCAAGTTTTATCACGCATGGTACCTGATGGGGTTTACCTTGATGCTGATGGGCTTGCTGAAGTAGATTTAGGCAATGGGACTAACTACAATCCGCAAGAGGCTTTAAATATGTTTTTTCAGACTGGATCTGTTATAGGGCGTAGCCTAACTGTTGATGGTGATCCTAATCCTGGTAAGATACCTATTCAGCAAATATCTAATGGCGCTGGGCAGAATAAAATTGGCAGTCTAACAAACACTTATAACTATTATCTCCAGATGATACGTGATGTAACTGGTTTGAATGAAGCTAGAGATGGTAGCTCTCCAGATCCTAAGTCTTTGGTTGGCGTTCAAAAGTTAGCGGCAGCAAATTCTAATGTGGCTACTAGACATATATTATTGTCTTCAATGTTCTTGACATCAGAGATATGTGAGGCGTTGTCTTTGAGGATATCTGACATCTTAGAATACTCGCCAACAGCAGACGCTTTTGTTCAATCAATAGGTGCTCATAATGTAGCTACGCTTAAAGAAATGTCTGAGCTACATTTATATGATTTCGGTATATTTTTAGAGCTAGAACCTGATGAAGAAGAAAAGCAGATGCTAGAAAATAATATTCAAACGGCTTTAGCCCAGCAGTTGATAGACTTAGACGACGCGATTGACATCAGGGAAGTACGTAATGTCAAGCTAGCAAATCAGTTATTAAAAATTAAACGTAAGAAAAAGCAAGATCGTGAGCAAAAACTGCAGCAACAGAACATGGAAGCGCAAGCACAAGCAAATGCGCAAGCTCAACAAGCCGTTGCTCAGTCTGAGATACAAAAAAATCAGGCAAAAACTCAAGCGGAAATTCAATTAGAGCAAACTAAATCTCAAGCTAAACTAGTGCATCTACAGGAAGAGGTTAGATTGAAAAAAGAGCTCATGCAGTTTGAGTTTGATTTAAACACTCAGGTTAGAGATAAAGAGCAGAGTGAAAATAGGGGTATTGAAAAAATGAAGGAGGACGGAAAAGATAGACGAGAAAATATTAAGCAAGGTGCTAAAAAGTTTGAATCTTCAGGTAATGATATACTTGGAGGTGGAATGGGTTTAGATGATTTCAACCCACAGATAGGTAATTAATTATATAATATTGTATTATGGAAGATGTAAAAAACGAAGAGGTGACCGAAGAGGTTATCCAAGAAACACCCCCTGTAGAGGAGGTTGCTGAGGAGCAAAAACCTGAAATTAACTTAGAAAAGTTTGAAAGCAAAGACAATCCAGAAGTTATTAAAGTAGATTTAAGCAAACCACAAGAACCGGAACAAGTAAATGAAGTTGAAACCACTGTCGAAGAGACAAATAACGAAGTTACACAAGAAGAGGACGTCGACAACGAAGCGCCCGCACTTGAGGAAATAACAGAAGAAGAGATTGTAACAGAAGAAGAGGTTATTGAAGCTTTAGATGCAAACGAAGAAACTGGTAAAGCTATACCTGAAAATGTTCAAAAGTTGATAGACTTTATGGATGAAACTGGTGGAGATCTTCAGGATTATGTTAATCTTAACAGGAACGTTAAAGATTTAGATGATCAAGACGCTTTGCTTGAGTACTATAAAAGAACTAAACCTCATCTAGACTCGGAAGAGATTAACTTTCTTATGGAAGATAACTTTTCATTTGACGAGAATGTAGATGAAGAGAGAGATATTAAACGTAAAAAATTGGCCCTCAAAGAGCAAGTTGCCGAGGCCAAGACCTACTTAGACGGGCAAAAGTCTAAATACTACGAAGAGATTAAAGCTGGAAGCAAGCTCACAAACGAGCAGCAGAAGGCAATTGATTTCTTCAACCGATACAATAAAGAGTCAGAGCAGACGCAAAAAGTAGCTCAACAACAGAAGTCTAGATTTAACAAGAAAACCGAGCAGGTTTTCAATAACGAGTTCAAAGGTTTTGAATACAACGTTGGAGATAAAAGATTTAGATATAATGTTAAGGACGCAGGCCAAGTAAAGGAAACCCAAAGCGACATTAACAACTTTGTCAAAAAGTTTTTGAACGAAGATAATACGATGTCAGACGCTAAAGGTTACCATAAGAGTTTGTACACAGCTATGAACGCAGACGCAGTTGCTAATCACTTTTACGAGCAAGGCAAAGCAGACGCACTGAAAGACAGTGTTGCTAAAGCTAAGAATATAAATACCACAGCTAGATCCACTCAAGGTGAAATGCAAGGTGGTATGAAAGCTCGGGTGTTAGGTGATGATTCTAATTCTTTTAAGTTCAAAATTAAAAACAAAAATAAAAATTAAAATTAAGAAAAAATGGCTATTACAAATGGACCAAGTTTAAATAGTGTACCAGCGTCAAAACAACAGACGCTAATATCAAACTATTTAGATTTTACGGGCGGAACGGATAACACGTGGGCCCAACAATATTTACCAGATCTTATGGAGAAAGAAGCTGAAGTGTTCGGACCACGAACTATTTCAGGATTCTTATCTCAAGTAGGAGCTGAAGAGGCTATGGCGGCTGATCAAGTGGTTTGGTCTGAGCAAGGTCGTCTACACTTGTCATACACAGGACACGTAGAGTCAGTAGGCTCTGGAGTTGACAGTGTTGGTGAGATTACAATCGAAGGACACATTGACGAAAATGCAACTTATACAGCTTCATCGCATGGTATTAGAGTAAACGACACAGTTATTGTATCTAATGCTGGTGGTACTATAAAAGGTTTAGTAACTGATGTTTCTGCTGACGTTATTGACGTAGCTCCTTATAATTCAGGTGCGGCTGGTTTTGCATCGGCAATGAACATTGGTACTTCTAAGAAAACAACTATTTTAGTTTACGGTTCTGAGTACACTAAAGGAGTTTCTTACATGAATGGTGGTGCTGTTACAACTCAAACTGATTCTAGAGGAGCTAATGAACCTTCTTTTCAGACGTTTAAAAATAAGCCTATCATCATGAAAGACTACTACGAAGTATCAGGTTCTGATACAGCTCGTATTGGTTGGGTTGAGGTTTCTGCTGAAGACGGACAGTCAGGATACTTATGGTATCTAAAAGCCGAAGCGGACACTCGCGCTCGTTTTACTGATTACTTAGAGATGGCAATGCTGGAGGGTGAGCTTAATGATGCAAACTCTGTTGCAGATTCCTCAAATGTTATGTACAACGCTGCTCAGGATACTGGCGGGAGTGGTACAGAAGGTTTATTTGCTGCTATTGAGTCACGTGGAAATATCACTTCTGGTATTACAGGTGTTAATGCTGCTACTGATTTAGCTGAGTTTGACGCTATTTTAGCAGAGTTTGATTCTCAAGGCGCTATTGAAGAAAACATGATGTTTGTAAATAGAGCTACGTCTCTTGCTATGGATGACATGCTTGCTTCTATGAACTCTTACGGTGCTGGCGGTACTTCTTATGGAGTATTTGAAAACAACGAAGATATGGCTCTTAACTTAGGATTCTCTGGATTCCGTCGTGGGTCTTACGATTTCTACAAGTCTGACTTCCGTTACTTAAATGACAAAGCAACACGTGGTGGAATTAACGCGGCTGACTCAGCTAACGCTATTAGAGGTGTTATTATTCCAGCTGGAACTTCAACTGTTTACGATCAGTCACTAGGTAAGAACCTTAAGCGTCCTTTCCTACATGTTCGTTACCGTGCTTCACAGACAGACAATCGCAAGATGAAGTCGTGGGTTACTGGTTCTGTTGGAGCTGCTACATCTGCTTTAGATGCTATGCAAATCCACATGTTATCTGAGCGTTGCTTAGTAACACAAGGTGCAAACAACTTCATGTTGATGAAGTAAGATTATATTTGGTGAAACTACCCTGCCTTCGGGTGGGGTAGTTTTATATTAATTTTTTATTATATTATATTATGGCTAAAAAGCAAACAAAAAAAGTTACCCACGTTGACAACACGGAGGTAAACGTTACACACGAAACAATCGCAGTTGAAACTCCAAAACCGGAGTTTAAATCAATTGTAAAAGAACAACCAAAAAAAGATACTTGGGAAATTAAAGACAGACTTTACAACCTGGTTAATTCAAGAAAACCTTTGTCGAGAATGATTAAAGGATCTAATATATACTGGTTTGACAAAGATAAAGGATATGAAAGAGAGCTTAAATATTGTGAAAATCAAAGAACTCCATTTGTAGACGAAATGCAAGGAGATCAAAGATTATCTCATATTGTGTTTAGGAGCGGAGCACTGTTTGTGCCTAAAGAAAAAACAGTTCTTCAAAAGCTTCTGTCTTTATACCATCCTCACAGAGATAAACTTTTTTCTGAACACAAACCACAGCAGGTTGCGGAAAACGAACTTGATTGGTTAGAGTTTGAAGCTGACGCGGTTGCGGCTGCTAGAAATCTAGACATAGACATGGCTGAAGCTGTGCTAAGAGTAGAGGTTGGCTCTAGGGTGTCAGACATGAGTTCTAAGGAGCTTAAAAGAGATCTGCTTCTATATGCTAAGAAAAACCCAGGTTTGTTCTTAGAGCTAGTTAACGATGACAACGTGCAGCTTAGAAACTTTGGTATTAAAGCTACAGAGATGAAAATAATAAAACTATCCTCTGATCAAAGAACGTTTACGTGGGGCAGTAATGACAGAAAGTTAATGACTGTTCCTTTTGATGAACACCCATATTCAGCTTTAGCCGCTTGGTTTAAGACTGATGAGGGAATGGAGATATACTCCAATATAGAAAAACGATTAAATTAATAATCATCCATAGTAGAAAGGCCACCAACTAGGTGGTCTTTCACACTATGAAACATGAAAAGAATTATGGCAAGCACGGTAACTGCATCAACATTAACGGTATCGCTCACGGAGTCTATTAATCTTAATGGACAAGAGATGGGCGCTACAAACACTAAGACTATAGCGTCTATAAACGAAATTTCTAAAAGAATAGTCACAGTTACCACAGCTGAGGCTGTGATAGCTACATTTAGCTCTGCTGTTGCTTCAGCAGGACACTACGTTGCGGCAAATGTAAGATATGTTAGGTTCACCAATCTTGATGATTCTAATTTTATTACATTAACATTTAGAAATCAAGATAATGATGAGGTGGCTATAAAACTTGATGCTGGACAATCTTTCGTGTGGAACGGTGATAATGCAAATGGTATGACGGCCGTTTTTAACGCAACTCAAGACGCTGATGCTGCTTCTGACACAGCTTTCGGAAGTTTAACAAATGTTCAAGCTGACGCGAATAATAATCCGTGTGACTTAGAAATATTTGTAGCAAGCGTATAAAATAAATAATTATGGCAATAAGTATAGACACTATATACCAAAGAGTATTAACTCTTACTAATAAAGAAAACAGGGGTTACATTACTCCTCAGGAGTTTAACTTATTAGCCAACCAGGCTCAGATGTCAATATTTGAGTCTTACTTTTACACTAAGAACTTAAGAGACAAACAAGATCTAGGTAAAACTAATGAGGTTGACGAATCTGATATAGGGGAGCTATTAGATGCTAAGCTAGGTCCTTTTGAATCTAATGAGTTTGTGGTTGGCGGGCATACTTTTCCATCTACAGTAGATGTTAACAATGTTGCACATGAAGTTTTTCAAACCGGATTAGTTTACCTCGGAGACGAAGTTTGCCAGAAGGTTAAACCAGCGGAAGCGCAAAGGTTTAAAGGTTCAATAAGACACATGGCGACAACTGCTAATCAAAGCCCTATATACACTAATAATAGAGTAACTGGTAGAGATATATCAGTATACGCAGGAAGCACAACACCATCAAGTGCTCCAGTGACCGTGCAGTGCTTTCGAGTGCCTACGACTGTTAACTGGGCATACGTAGTGGTTAGTGACGTAGCCTTATATAACGCAAGCGTTTCAGTTGATTTTGAATTACACGTGTCAGAGGAAGACACTTTGACGAATAAAATTTTAGAATTAAGTGGTGTAGTAATCAATAAACCGGGTCTAGCTCAAGTAGGATCTCAAAGAGACGCCGCGGAGTTAGCAACACAAAACATAAAGTAAATGGGAATATTAAGGCAAACCGCTTCGACTTACTATGATGCACTAACGTCTGGAGAGGCGTATGGTAGTTATAGATATATACCATTAAATGAAATCATAGATTCCTTTGCCGCTACATATGTTGGTGAAGGTAAGCTGTGTGAAGGCGTTGTGCTTAACGATATAAACTTTCATGCTATTAGAGCATTACAGGAATTAAGCTACGACACTATAAGATCCACAAAAGATTGGGAAGTTGAAATACCATCTACACTTGTACTAGTGATGCCCTTGGATTACGTGAATTACGTAAAATTAGCGTGGAGTGATAGCAATGGCATAGAGAGAGTTTTGTATCCAACCAACAAAACGTCTAACGCTTTTAATGTAACTAACCATCAAATGACGTGGGGAGGATTTTACCCTATAAACGGTGATGACGTTTCCCGTGACGCACTTGATAGCGACGGTAACTACAACTCTGATACCTGGAAGAACTACAGCGCTCAATCTGTGAGTGATATTGGTTCTGTAGACGCGGATAATATAGATGACGAATATGGTAGCCTAGTTGGTGGTAGGTATGGTATAGACCCCCAACACGCTCAAGCAAACGGCACTTTCTTTATAGATGAAGATCTTGGTAAGTTTCACTTCAGTTCCAATGTGAGTGGAAAAACTCTTGTGCTAAGGTATATTAGCGATGGAGTCTCTTCAACAAGTAGCGGTGGTATTGATCTTACTAACAGTCTAGTTCCGAAACTGGCAGAAGAAGCTATATATAAACATATATTATATGGAGTGCTACTAGCTAGAAAAGATACAAACCAAGGTCTGTTAGGTCAACTTAAAAAAGAAAGAGCAGCAGAAACTAGAAAAGCTAAATTAAGGTTGTCTAACATAAAGTTAGAAGAATTGACACAAGTTCTTAGAGGAAATTCTAAGATAATAAAACACTAAAGCATGGCGGAGTTAAGACGCGTTTTTTCTGGAGCCAAAATGAATAAGGACCTAGACGAAAGACTAGTTCCTACTGGCCAGTATAGAGACGCTTTAAATATTGAGGTAGCCACGTCTGAAAGTGGCGAGGTTGGTACCGCGCAAAATATTCTCGGTAACACCAAGCACAACACAATGGTTGCTAGTGCCGGCGTGTATGACGTACAGGTTAAGTCTACTTGCGTTGGGTCCATAGCTGCTCAAGATAAAGACAAAGTGTACTACCTTGTTTCAAGCGGAGATCAATATGATTCCGATTCATACGTAGACACACGTAAGGACTATATTATGGAGTACGATACCGTGTTGGAAAAACACAAGTACGTATTCGTGGATATACACAGTGTTAAAGCTGTAGCTAATGATAACGTAAACTTTTCTACTTCCGTAGAGATAACTTTAGGTTCCGGTGACACTAGTAATAAAACTGGTATAAGGACCGGTATGTTGCTAACTGGAACGTTCACAAATACTTCCGGTGGAACTATTACCGCGCCGTCTGGACAAGCGGTACTCAATAACACCACGTATCAAATTCAGGAAACTGATAACGTAAGGGTAATCGCTCAAAGTTATCCAGGTAATATGAGAACATACACGCTAAGCAAGGCTATTGCTTTAGCAGACGGGGAGACTATGTACTTTACGGCACCTCGTGTGTTAAACTTTTCTAAAAACACTATTATAACTGGTATCAATATATTAGATGATTTTTTATATTGGACAGACAACGTTAACGAACCTAAAAAAATAAATATACCTAGATCTATAGCTGGAACTGGTGGTTTAGTAGATTTAGTTAATGGTGATGAAAGTAGCACTTTTGAAGGTGACACGCCTTATTTCCACACTAGACTGGTTAAAGACAAGGATGCTTACACGCCACAATCTCAGAGGTATGAAACAGCTTACAATTCAGCCGGAACTTTAGCCCCTATATACATTAACGAGAGTAACATAACCGTTATAAAAAAAGCTCCAACTCAACCTTTGGAGCTAGAAATGTTCAGAAGTTCTGCTAGTAGGGTCAACTCTCTTACAGATGTAGAAAACTCAACATACGGTATACAGACAGGCCAGTCTTACGTTACAGCAGATGGAACGTTAATAGAGCCAGGAGAATCTATATCAGTTTCATTTGACTTTGAGGTAGATTTTAGAGTAGGTGACATACTGCTTTTTTCACAACAAACCGCTGTGTATGACCCAGAAAACTCTGAAGAAGACCATATTAGAGCTGAGGTTATTACTTCAAGTGTAACTAATCCTAATAATTTATTTCTTAGCGGGTTTGAAATCCGTATACTATCTATACAGCCTAGCGCAAGCGGGTTATCGAACTGGTATGTCAGGCGTGAATTGTCTGACCCATTATTTTCGTTTAAGTTTCCAAGATTTTCGTATAGATACAAATATCAAGACGGTGAGTATTCTAGTTTTGCGCCTTGGTCAGAAGTAGCTTTTTTAACAGATGCTTACGAATACAAACCTAAGAAAGGTCATAATCTCGGTATGATCAATCAACTTAGAGGGTTAAAATTAAAAGGCTATCACCACAGAGGTTATCAATACAACAACTACGATGCCAATATTATGCCACAAGATGTGGTAGAAATCGATCTTCTATATAAAGATACATCGAGCCCAACTGTTTACACCGTTAAAACAATCAACAAGGAAGATGGAACTCCTGTTTGGCCTGACTACAGCGGCCCAGGACAAGGTGTAACAGCAGTAGAGAGAGGTGAATTTGAGATAACTACAGACATGATACACGCTGTAGTTGCGTCAAATCAACTTATTAGACCTTGGGACAATGTTCCTAGAAAAGCCCTTGCTCAAGAAATTACTTCTAACAGACTAGTATATGGTAACTATTTACAAAACTATACTGTAGTAAAAGATCCTATACTAAATATAGGTGTTGATACTGAGAAAATTACTGACGTTGGTGAGGGTTACGCTAAGCCATCCGTTAAAAGCATGAGGAAGTATCAAGTGGGAGTTGTGTTTAGCGACGAGCACGGAAGAGAAACACCTGTTATAACTTCTAAGTCATCTAACGTTACGCTACCTAAATCAGCCTCTTCAACACGAAATAGATTATCTTGCTCTTTATCTTCAAATAGCAGTATACCGTCTTGGGCTAAGTACTTATCTTATTATGTAAAAGAATCAACAACTGAGTATTATTCTATGGCAATGGATAGGTGGTACTTAGCGTCAGATGGTAATATATGGATTTCTTTTCCATCAGCAGATAGAAATAAGGTTGCTGAAGAAGATTATTTAATTTTAAAGAAAGCTCATGGATCTAGTAATCCAGTTCATGAAAAGCAGAGATATAAAATTTTAGCTATAAGTAACGAAGCTCCAGACTTTATTAAAACTCAAAAAGAAAGCTTAGGATATTTATTAAACTCATCGCAAGATTCTATAGGTAACAACGTAGAAGGATACCCTATAGAAGACACTAATTTCATTGATATAAACGCTGCTATATTCAACAACATATTTGGTTCAGAGTTACTGGTAAACACTCCTGATAATATGAGTATTATCATAACTGGTCAAGGCCAGCAAGTTGAATACGACGTTAGTACTATATCTCTCATGGATGGAAAGTATAGGATTAAGTTAAAGAGCAAGTTTGGAGCTGAGATAAACTTTGCTACAACTAACGGGTTATATTCTGGAAGAATCAGTGACTTAGCTATTGAGTTGTTCTCCAACGAGGTTACCAATAAGCCTGAGTTCGATGGAAGATTCTTTGTAAAGATGTTCAAAGATGATGCTTTAAGCAAGCATATAGTGTCCGCAGATGATATAGACTCAATTATTACTAATTCTAGTGGTGTTAGATATATAGGTAACAATGGTTACGACAATGCTGGGTTAGGTCAAACCATACCGTCCAACGCAACGTATAGAGATAATGAGGACAGTATTTACACAAGTAGTGGACTGCAGCTTTCAAGACATCCAACTGAATATCTGTTTCACACGCACACAGTGGAAGAAAACGTCTACGGACAAGGTCAACCTATAAGATTCTGGGGAGGTGGTAGTACAGCCGGTGATACCACTACTAACGCTTTAGGGTTAAAGACACAGTACATAAACAACAACCCTGTTCACGCTATAAACAAGGATATTAATGGAGCAGAGGAGTTTTGGGATGGCGTACATGGTGATCATGATTTTTTTATTGATGCTTGCACTGCTTTCTCTCTAACAGGCGGTAGATATGGTGTTTCCTCTGAAGAATATGACACTCCGGGTCACTGGATTCAAGGTAATACGTTTCCATTGACTGACAGAAATATAGGCGCTATAGATGTAGATATTAATGATCCAGCGGATGAATTTCCAAGTTCTTTCAACCAAGGTAAAGGCCATCCTAGTAGAGGTATATGGGGTCCTAACAACACCTACATGGATATCTCTTTTTCTGGTATGTCAGGAGGTATAACAGAATCAGGTGATTGGGATGATCAAAACGTTCCTCTTAGGTTACAAGATGTTCCTAGCAGCAATGTGAATCAATCTAACGCTAATGAATTTATCAGTAGATTAACAACATCTGGAACTACATTTAGGTTTAGAAATGATCCTGACGAAGTGGTGTACACAGTGCAGCAAACAAGTCACAATCCAGCTCCGTATACAGATCAAGGGGGAAATGCTAGCACAGCTACTCACAGGCCAAGTACTACTAAAAGTACTGGAGACTGGGGTATAAGAAACTACCTTTCAAGTGGTAATAGTGACGGAAGTAAAAAGAAACACCAACATATAGAGCAAAACTTAAGGCAGAGATGGACTATAGTTGTTAGCCCTGGTATAGGTAGTGGCCCTAGTGGTTATAACCCTATAAGAGGCACAAAAAGCCCTCAATGGGGCGGGCCTGCTTATGGAGATGACAACTACAGAAGAGCTTTACACCACGATTACACAAATAAAGATGTCATAGACATAATAGCACCAAATATCAATGATGTAGGTCAAGGTTCTTTTACTGAGAATCCCGCGGTTTGGGAGACTGAGCCTAAAGAAAGCGTAGACTTAGATATATACTATCAAGCTAGTGGACTAATACCTGTTAAGCTTAACTCGTCTACAAATGAAGAATATATACCTATTGGCTCTACGTTTGAACTACAATCAACTACCACTTCCGCAACAACTACGCATACTATAACAAGTGTTAGTGATCAAACAGTTACCTTTAGCCCAGCGTCAAGTGCCTTAGTGACTCAAGTTACTGATGGAGAATCTGTGGTGTTTGCAAAAAGAAACAACTACTCTTTCACTGCTGTTGCCAACGGAGCAATGTCAGCAGGTGACTCAACAATGGTTTTACACGGCGGTGCAAGTACTGTTAATGACTCTTACAAGTTGTTCTCTCAAACTCAGTATTTAGACTGGAGTAATTGCTGGAGTTTTGGAAACGGTGTGGAATCTGATAGAGTTAGAGACGATTTTAACGGCACTCAGATGGACAACGGGGTTAAAGCGTCAAGTGTTTTAGCTGAACAAGTGCGAGAAGAAAGAAGAAAGCACGGTTTAATATGGTCTGGTATATACAACTCAGCGTCTGGTATTAACGAAACAAACCAATTTATAGCTGGAGAGAAGATAACAAAAGATCTAAATCCTATATACGGCAGCATACAAGCGCTACTGAATAGAGACACTAGGCTCATTATGTTCTGTGAAGACAAGGTGCTTAGAGCAGTTACAAACAAAGACGCTTTATACAATGCTGATGGTAATCCGCAGCTAGTAGCGAGCAACACGGTTATAGGAGACGTAACACCTTATCAAGGCAACTACGGTGTATCAACTCACCCTGAATCTATAGCTGTTACACCAAGTAATGTATTTTTCTCAGATTCATCACAAGGGCAAGTGCTTAGATTAACAACAGAAGGTATTGTATCAATATCTCAATTAGGTATGAAAGATTACTTTGCTGATCTATCTAAGTCTTATATATGGAGATCTCTAGGCACGTATGATCAAAATAAAAAAGAGTATAATTTAACTGTTTCTAAAAAGTATGGCCCTCAGTTAACACCGCATAGTCAAGAAACTGTTTCTTATAGCGAGATAGCTAATGGTTGGTCTAGCTTTAAGTCGTTTTTTCCTGAAAACGGGTTGTCTATTAACAATAACTATTACACGTTTGATGGTGGGCAGCTGTGGAAACATCATGATAATTTAACTAGAAATAACTTCTATGGCGTTCAGTACGCTTCTGATATAACAGTTTTATTTAATGATAAACCCGAGTCTGTAAAGAGTTTTACTACTATAAATTACGAAGGGTCAGCAGCTAAAGTGACAGCTTTTGAATTAGAAGCGGTTCAGTTTTTCAATAACGACATAACTAGCGGTAATGGTCTTGCTGGCTCTACAAACGTTGGTGACGGAGAATACTTTAACTTAGACGACGTAGCTGGTTGGTACACGGATAACATACGTACTAATATTCAATCATGCGAAAGTATTGAGTTTAAGGAAAAAGAAAACAAGTACTTTGGTAAAATAATTGGTACAACAACTGGCGTGGATAGTGGAAACCCAAACTTAGCTGGTCAACCAAGTGTCACTGAGGTTTCAGTAGCTAAAAACGCCGCGGACTCGTCAGTACAAGGTTTAGGTATAGCAAGTATAAGTCACAGTGATTCAGACCAGGGCAACAACATATCTATAATAGTATTAAACAACACATCAACTACCTATAAAAAAGACGGTGGTAGTAGTGGAGATGCTTACGATGCTACAAGCGACTCTAGCAACTGGAGAGTAACTTACACAACAACTCAAACACCTTACTGGTTTGGAGAAGCGGCAAAGGCAATTCCAGCCGCTCAAAACGTTGTTTTTTCTTTATCACCTATACTAGCTAATGGTTCATATAGCGGTTTCCCACTGTCGGCTGAAAAGTTTATTATTGGAGGCTCTCCAAGTGGTAGTCATGGAGCAGGTTGGACAGGCGGAAATATGGACACTCCAATAAGTAAAGTTACGTTTACGGATACTGGTATCGCGGGGCAACCTAACAACACTGTTACGGTAACGGTTTTACTTAACACTGGTTATACACCTAGTGCAAACATTATTGCTTATATAGATATAGATTTAGTAAGTGAAAAGGTTATGCCTAGAAACAATTGTCTAGATGTTGCTTATGATTTTCATGCTTCAAGTATTCAAGCTCACCCGATAGTTGGTAGCGGAGTCACGGATGTGGCTGATGTAACTGAAACAGCTTTAATAGTTGGTACCTCTTCTTTACAGACTTTAAATAGACACAAGACAGTTTTAGCTGAAACAGGTGTACCTATGAAGATAGCTAAGTACACATTTACAAGAGCTGGTGCATATTATTACGCAGGACAAAGTGATTTTCCTTCGGTTAAGTTTGAACAACTAGGTGTGTATGAGCCTTATTATAGCTATTATATACATCCAACTTACACGAGTGGCCTGTTAACAAGCTTTGATGTTAACATATACTACACGCCACCGTCTGACCCTAGCCTACTGCAAGACCCTGAAGATTTTTGTTCATTAGGTCATAAGGCGTATATATCATATACACCTTTAGTGGCTGATATAGAAGGGTTTGGTATCACTGGGGTTGATTATAATAAGTCTGTTGCGATATTATCAGGAGAACAAGCTATAACAGTGCTAGGTTTAGCTAACAAAAAGTACACTTTATCTGTGCAAAAGAAAACAAGCACAACAAGTTCAATTACAACCGAAACTCTTGGGCACTATAACTTTACCACTAATGAGTTTCAAACAGCCATCACTACAGATCCTGGTACTATAGGAGCTAACGGTAGGAATACACACCATGTAATACTACCTGAATTAAGTGCTACAACTAGGTATGACATTACTATAAACAACATTGTTGATGGTGTCATTGCTACAGTGGCGGATTCAGTTCCAACTTTTCCTGGAGAAGCATCTATAATCGCGTATGGCACTGAGACTTTAACGGTAACACCTTCTAGTACTTCTTCTACTAACTTTGGAACAATTCCAACGTTAGATATTATTCGTCCAATTGTGCCACCTGGTAAAAAACCTTTATACAAGCAACCTAAATTTGTGAAAATATATGTTAATGGGAACACCGGGTCTGCGGAAGATATAAATAAGGGTTTATCTACAAGATTAGTTTTAGACAAAGCCGATAGCAGGATAAAACCAGGTATGTTTGTTACTATGAACTTTAAAGGCAATCGTATACCAGATAAAACCAAGGTAGTATCGGTTAAACGAAACATCATAACGCTTAGTACCGCTTGCTCTATACTTTCAAGCGATTCTTTAGTAATATTCAAGTCTGACTCCTCAATAGTACCGTTTTCGTTGTCTATACCTGCAGGTTCTGGTAAAACTATTTACTTGAAAGATCCTACCACTGTAGACTTTACTTCCGTTGTAACAGGGTTAACAAGTGTTAGCACACAAGTTTCACCAGATTCCGCTGGTACAACTATGAAAATTGAAAGTAGCAGGGGTATAGTACCGGGTATGTTAATAACAGGGTCAGGTGTTACGGCTGACGCGCGAGTGGTCAGCGTGTTTGCCGGTGGAACCGCTATACAAGTAAACGTAGCTCAACCTAACATTTTATCCGGGTCAACGTTAACTTTTACACATCCTAGAGCAGCAAGTGGCGATGACGGCGACAACTCTGATGGTGTTAAAGTAGAGCATTTGCAAGCTTCTATGGATGATGGTAAACTAAAGGTTGAGGGATATCTTAAAGTTAACAGTATAAGCACTACCGCTCAACTTACTATCAATATAGACGATCTAGTAACAGTAAATTAATATATTATGCCATACGCAACATTAACATTTGAAGCTCCGTTAAACGTATCTTGTCAAGTAGGAGACACCGCTTATTACGTATCTACTAGTAGCGGAACAGTTGCTGACGGAGGTTTTACAAATCAAAGCGGTAATATAATAGAGATTGGATCTATAAGACAGATAAACAACGCGTCTTCATCAACGCCAACCATATTGGTAGATACAATACTAGGTTACGCTGAGCTCAACGGCCAGAATGATAAGTTTATATTATTTAACAAAAATAACAAGGCTAACATGAGTTCTCCTGTAGGATATTTTGCGTCTGTAAAAATGGCTAACAACTCTACTGGAGCTGCGGAACTGTTTAGCGTAAGCATGGATTCGTTTGAAAGCAGTAAATAAACGCCATAAAGTGTAACTATATATCAGTACAATACAATTAAATTTAATGGCTGATAATAGTTTACAGGAAAAATCAAAAGCCGATTTAGCTAAAAGTTTTAGAACAGCTATAACTTTAGTAGAACAAAACTTTAGAGAAATTGCCGACGGTGAAAATGTTATAGTTGGAACTAAAGAAAACCCAATTGTGCCTAATGGTGATCTGTGTTCTACTGAATCAACATTTGTTAACGGTGTGTATATAAGAACTATGACCGTTAAAAAAGGATGTGTCATTATAGGTGCTATACACAAGCATGAGCATGTAAACTTTCTTATGTCTGGCCACTTAGTGGTTGCTAGCGAAGACGGCGTGTCAGAACACGAGGCTCCTTGTACTATAATTGCTGGACCAGGTATAAAAAGAATAGCATACGCCCGTGAAGATTCCGTGTGGTGCAACGTGCATGGAAATCCATCAAACACTAGGGATTTAAAAGAATTAGAGAAAGAAACTATATTAGCAAGTTATGAAGAATATGAAGAGTACACTAAAAATAAATAAGTTGTAATGGGTTGGGTAATGGCTGTAGGCGCTGGAATTAGCGCTGTAAGTGCTGGTGTTAAAGCCGTACAAGCAAACAACAGAGCTAAAGAAGCTGCTGAAGATGCTAGGGAAGCAAAGCTAGAGCTTGATAAGCAGAAAGACGCGTTTAAAGCATTAGATACTAGTAATCCATATTTAAACATGGAGAATACTATGGAAGATCTAACTGTTAATACTCAAGCAGCTGAGTTCCAAAAACAACAAAGCATGCAAGGTCAAGCTAACGCTATGCAGAGCCTAAGGGGTTCTGCTGGTAGTTCTGGTATTGCCGCTTTAGCACAAACATTAGCTAGTCAAGGGTCTTTAGATGCTCAAAAAGCTTCAGCTGATATAGCCAAGCAAGAACAAGCAAATCAAGCCGCTGAAAGAGGTGAAGCAGGTAGACTACAAGGTTTAGAGCGTGAGGGTGAGCTTATAAGCAGACAAGCTGAACACGGCAAAATATCTGGGTTAATGGGTATGGCCGCAGATGATCTTAATACTCAAAGACAAGCTGAGCAGTTAGCTATACAGCAAAGACAAAACGCCACTTCGGAAATGGTGGCCTCTGGCGCACAAGCCGCAATGGGTGTCGCTGGAGGAAGAGGTGCTGCTGATGCTGATTTTAATCTTAAGAACGCTGAGGCTATAAAAGCTGGAACAGAAACCGCACGTAATCGTAATTTCACAATGGATGCGCAGCAATACTCCGCCACAAGCGCTATGTTAGGTGGTGTGGGTAGTTATGAAGCTGAAATGGCAGCTCTTATGCAAAAATACGGAATAAAAGAATAATGGCACAATCAGGAACAAAAGCACCAGCAGGAAGAACACTGGACTACGGATTAGATGCTAGCACTCTAAATAGAGTTAGAGACGCTGGACTGGCGTCAGCTAATTTACAATCAATGAAGGGTGGTGGAAGAGTTGGGTTAGCTCAAGCGTTAGGTGAAATAGGTAAAGGTGTACAGTTAATAGGTGGAGGGTTAAAAGCAGGTAAAGAAGCGTCTAAACTATTAAACGCGAAATGGCAAAATGCAGAGTCAACAGGCGGTTGGGGTGGCGCAAAACCTGAGTTAAAAGAGCAAATGACCACTCTTGAAAAAGAAAACCAAGCTGAATATCAAGCCGCGGTTCAAGCTGGAGATAGAACAAAACAGGCTGAGATACTAGCTAGGCAAGCTCAACGTGTAGAGCAATTTGGTAAACATAATGCTCTTGGTGCTTTAGTTCTGTCAACTAGAAAAGACGTGGGATTCATAGACAACAACGAAGCCTACTCGTTGGAAGATCAGTTATTTTTAAGCTCATACGCTGATCCAACAGAGGTAATGGTTATACCAAGTGAAGGAGGCGTTGTGAAAATGGGTGTTGATTACACGGACTTTTTTAAGCCAATATCGCCTGAGGGTACTACAAATGAAGAACTGCTTGAATCTGTAGAGGCAGCAAACATTCGTGATGCTCAACTCGAAGAGTTGCTCGCGGATCCTAATAGTGGATATACGAAGGTTGATGGTAAAATAATTAGATCACTGACAACATCAGAGATCACTGATATGCTTGGTAACGCAACTCGCCCAACTACAGAAGCTTTACAGATCAACAAGGAGTTTGATAGGATGATAGCTGATCGATTAGCTATAAACAAAGCTAATATAGGTGTTGAAGAAGAGAAGCAACAGACATACGCTTTTAGTGACGATCAAGTTAGCGCTAAGTTTGGAGAGATGATTAATGAAGGCAACCAAAAAAAGCTTATCTACGCTAAGTTAGATGGAGTAGGTACATTTTCTAAGGAGTTTATGTTGCACCCAGATTTTAAGTCAACTACATTTGACCCAAACATTGGTATGCCGGTTCCTGATGGTGCGACTGAAAATGGTCCCACGTTTGCGGATATTGCTGGACCTGATAAAATATTACAGGCATCTGAAATGGTAGGGTTAAGCCCAAATGATAGAGCGCTTATACTAAAAGAACTTCAAAAACCGGGTAACGAAAACATGCTAAGAGAATACTGGGGTGAATGGGTTATGCTTAAATCCAAAGGTAAAATGGGACTTGGTGGAGTTAATACCACTACAGATACAATGACCGCGGGTGCTGGCAGTATAAACGTAACTAACGCAACATCGAGAGCAAACGACTAATGGTAGACGAAAAAACAAACCAACTACTTCGTGATTTGGTTCAAACAGCTAAGGATTTAAACTTTGACATGGATGCTACTATGTCTAAGTTTCCTGAGTTTCAAAACGTAGATAGGCAGCTTCTTGACGATTTTGTACAGACAGCCAAGGATTTGAATTATGATATAGATTTAACTCTATCTAAGTTTCCAGAGATAACTGGAGAGAAAGGAAAGGAGGTTGAGCCGGGAAAGACTCAAGACCCAACGGTTTACAGGGGCGTACCGTATGGGTCGGATACTCAAAGGCCAATAGAACAACCTTCTTCTCAACAAGATGGAGATCCTATAAAAGAGCAAGTTGCAGCTTCTCCAGCTATGACACCTATGTTTCCAGAAGAAGAAAAGAAGGAGCCAGGTTTTTTAGACGGGGATAAAGATAAAAGCAAGTTCTATGAAAGTCAAGCCGCAATGAAACTTGACGCTATGACTCCAGCTCAGCAAGAGGAGGAGTTTGGTAAAGGTGGTTACATGAGAACTAGAGAGTACAAATTAGGTGTACTTAAAGGTAAGTTAGCAAGAGGAGAGTCAATGGATGGTGATACAGTAATTATACCACCTGAGTTTCAGTCTAAAAAACAAAAAGATGAAATTAAGTTATCTAATAAATCTTATGAAGATGAGATAGATTTAGGTAACATGAAAACCGTGGTTGACAAAAAGTTTGGTGATGTTAAGAAAGTATTTGATGAATACGCTGGTTTTCCAGGATTAAATGTTATAAACAACTCTGTAGGGTTAGATGAAAAGGTTAAATTTATTTTACCTGATGGTGAGGTTGTCGATGTAGATTTATATCCAACTGGACCTGGTGATGATCTTTTTAATACTAAAGCAGGTGTAGACGCTAAGTTGGTGGAGGTGAAAAAACTTGAGCGTATAAAAGAGTGGTACAGTGACCCGAAAAATAAAAAGAAAACTAACCTAGGTTTATTCAGAGTTCTTGGAGATCGATCAGATGACTGGCTTGGTGATAACTTTCCAACAAACCTAACTCCTATAAACGATGAGTTATCAAGATTAAATTACAGAATTAAAATAGATCAAAGCGTTGAAGGCGAAGTGGGAGCTGGGGGCAATAAGTATAGATTAGTGGATGTTGTTACTAACCGAAGTATTGCGGGTGGTTCAGCTGGAGATATTCAACAGCACTTATTCAATAACCTGTCTACGTCTCAACTAAACCAGTTAAAAGATAACAACACTGAACTAACAAAAGAAGTTATAGAGCAATATAGACAGCAAAAGTCAGATCGCTACGACTATCTTGTTGGTAGTCCAAGTTCTAGTATATACACTTTAAAAACAGAAGATAGTTTTCCTGATAAAGTTAATATAGCTTTAGATGGGTTAGATATTTCAACTAGAGACAGACAGATTATCAAAGCATATTTAAACAACGCTGTCACTAACACAGGTGATCTTCTTCAACAAGCAGGTGCGTCGCGGAATAAGTATAAAGAAAAAAACAAAGCTTACGCTGAAATGTATGATGAGCTTGTAAGTCTAACTAGCGCTAATGCTTTTCCTGGAAGCTTAGATATAACTAGAGCGGGTGACGAGCCTTCACAGTCTTTTGATCTTGATAACCCTGAAAAAGTGTTGAGTGAGCTAAAGTCTATTCTAACGTTACGTAAAGGTAGCGACAGCGAAGGATTATCGTTGTACAATAATATACTAAGTGAAGAGGTTGTTAATTCTCAACACTTAAGCAACTCTAATGATGTGGCTAATACCTGGTTGTCTTTGCTTAGCACGTCTAGCGAAAGAGGTGGCGGAAGTGTTTCAGATGAAAAGCTTAACAGTGCTGGCGTATCTGACTATAGACCAGAGATGCTAAGCGCATTAATAGACGAAGCTAAAAGGGATCAGAATTATATGAATAAACTCGGTGGCATGACTGACACCTATTTAAAAATAGATGGAAGCTATGACGAGTTGTACTCTCAATACAAAAAGAGAGGAGAGGAGATAAACAAAGGTAGTAAAGCCGATATAGAGGTGCTGCTAAAAGACTTTAGAGACGATGGATTAGGGTATGAAAATGTTGATGGTAAACTAGTTATAATTGGTACTGATAAAAAAGCTGTTAACATAGCTCAAGGTAGATGGAATGAGCTCATGCATAACCAAGCTGAAGTAAACTCAGCATGGAATACCGGTTTATCTTTTCTTAATGCCGAAAGCAATGAGTTTGCTGGTGATGTGTTTTCTATGGGTGGTGTAGTTGATAGAGAGTATAACTACGGCACATTACTAGCTAAAGACTTTTGGGGCGGAGCTAGTAGTTTTGTAGAGGGTATACCAGCTTTCTTTGGATCAGGCGACGCTTTACGCGCTATGGAAAGTGGGCAGAGAGGAGAGGAGGCTTATGAGATGATGTATGATTATCAAACTGCGTGGGCCGAGGGAATGACAGGGCGTTATGTCGGTAGAGTCGGCGCTCAGCAGAGTGTTAACTTAGCCGTAGCTTTAGGCACACAATTTATACCTGGAGTGGGTGCGGCTATGAACGTGGTTAGAGCAGCCACAGCTCCAACTTTATTTGGATTATCTGCTGGAGGACAGCAAAGATCAGCTGTCAACCAACAAGTTGATACTGGTAAAAAAGCTAAGCTAGCTTTAAAATCATTAGAAAAAGATTATAAAATAGGTGCTATAAGTCAATCTATGTATCTCGATAACAGGGTTAGACTTGAAACCAGCTTAGCTCTAGGTGAATTAAATTTTGCACAACGTAATGGATCTGTTCTTGCTGCAGGTATAATCGAAGGTGGTATTACATATGCAGTAGGTACCGTGCCTAATGCTAGAGCTGCTATGAAAAACTTATCAGGCATAGTAGATAGAAGTGTTCATGCTTCGGCTAGAACGCGATGGGGAGCAGCTAGAAACTTTTTAGGACAATCGAGTAAGCAAGTAGGTGGAGAGGTTTTAGAGGAGGAAGCCATATATTTTTCTAATGAGTTGCAAGCTGGAGTTATGACAGGTAGAGACATGGACTTTACCCACTGGGATGATGTTTTAATAGCATCTTTAATAGTCGCGGGTCCTATGAACACTACAACTACCGCTTACGGTACGGTGATGCAGCAAGTGGCGAACGAACAGTTTCGTGAACAAGTTGTGCCTCAAATAGAAAAGGTAGGTGAAATTCATAATGCAATTAAAGAAGCAGCTTTAAAAAGTAGCCCTGAAGGTGAGGCTGAAGTTAAAGTGCTTCGACAAGGTATGACTGAGGCTTTAAAGCAAATGGGCTTGTCTAACTCCGCTATGGAAGTTAACGCTATACTGTCAGGAACAGCCGGTATCGAAACTCTTTTAGATCAAAGTATGGCAGAAAACGCTATACATCAAAAAGCCGGTATTAAACCTCAAGACACCCCTCGAGCTAAAAAAATGAAGCTCAAGAAATATAGAGCAACGTTATCTGGTAGAGCAGCCACAGCTCATGATGCTACTTTAAAAACTATAGAAGACACTAGAGCGAGAGTATACGCGGAAACAGAAAGCAAGTTTGACAATGTTGCTGAAGGAAAGGGTGGTATTATCGAAAGCGCGTATGGGCAAGCTGGACTAGATGTAGCGGCGGATATGGTTAATCCTGAAAGTCCTAACTTTAATCCTAAGTTCAATAGGATGGATAACAAACAGAAAGTTATAGCTGTACATGAGAAAATTAAAGCTCAATACAACGATCACTTGGTAGCCGAAGCCAAAGCGGACGCTAATACTGTTAAAAACATGGAGTTGGCTGTGTACGGAAGAGAAGGTGGCTCAACAACTTTGGCAGACGGAAAAACAAAACGAACAAGAAGAAAGCGTAAAGCTGAAAACGAGTATTTTCAGTTAGCAGCGAATTGGGGCACGTCTAGATCAACACACGCATTATCTATAGCTAGCAAAGGTAGAGTTAACGCTAGAAACATACTGCAGGAAGAAGTTGTTGAAGGCATGAATGAAAACTCTATAGAGGAGTTTGCTGACAACGAAGCGATGGCGCAAGATGTGCTAAAGAACTGGAAAAAGAAATATGGGTATGTCAGCGAAGTCAAAGCTCAAGAAGTTGCTAAAAAAATAAGAGACGGCAAGATAGTAGCTCAGGTAGTTGTAGACGCTGAAACTAATAAAGCTAAATATATAACACTCAATAAAGCCGATGCTCTTAACGCTCTTATGCAGGGTGATTTGCTTCAAGGCACGGCGTATGCCCACGAAGTAGGTCACGTTTTAGATGCTATAGCTTTAACCGACGCTGAAATTGAGTTAATGGCTATAGGACTTGAAGAGTCCTTAAATGGAGAGCAAAGTTTACAACTTGTTAATGCTCAAGCGATACGACGTATGACAAACGTTTCAGATGGAGATTCTAAACTTCAACTGGAAAACAACAGTAGACCTTGGAATCCTAATACTAATAAAGTAGACTGGCGAAACTCAAAGCAGCTTGCTAAAGAAGAGTATATCAGAGCAGTTGGAGATATACTGGGTGATGGATATCACGCTCACGAATTAAAGCAGGCGCGTAAGATTGGAAAGCAAGGAATAAAAAATCTATTTAGAGAAAAGACAGGTAAAAGAAACTTTAAGTTTGACTCCAAAGGAGCAGCTTTAAATTACTTGGTTGGATACCTTGATGCTTTTAATAAAGGTGAAATATCTCAGCAAACACGTAGAAAGATAGCTGCTAAGAAAATGATGTCAGACGAGCAGTTAGAAAGAGAGACTGTTGGTAGAAAACAAGAATTAACACCTGAGGAGGTTAAAAACTCAGAGAGAGCTATAAAAAAGAGTAACAAAGAGGCGTCTGAAAGAGTTCAGAATGTATACGACGAGTTTGGAATGGATGGTATTCAAGAAATTATAGATGAGTTTGAAGTTATAGTGAATCCTGGTAACGGTAACCCCAAAGGAAGGTTTGGTTTAGTGGAGAAATATAGATCTCGATTTGAAATAGATGAACTACCTTTTTCTTTAGGTAGAACAATGCAAGAACGAAGGAACGCGATTGCACAAGCTATATACCTTGATAAGCGTGGTATATATGGTATGGTTGAGAAGTACAATTCAGACGGGCAAGTTAGAACAGATGACCAAGGAAACAAGGTTCCTCTAGCTGGATATATAAATAAGTATATAGAGAAGCGAGCTGATGAAATAGTTAACGACTTACTACAAGAAGAGGCAGTAACTAGAATAGATGAAACCCACAGTAATATAGAGATTGAAGATGACTCTGGCACGGTCGAAATGGAGAGAAGGAGCAAAGGTGTTAAGTTATACGAAAGATTTGGAGAAGATGGTTTAGGTATACATAGTAGTATTTTTATTGATGTATTAAACGGAGATATAAATGTTGATGGTAAAAACTATAAAACCCTTGGTGGTAAAAGGTTTTACCAAGTAATGGAAATGATGGGTATTAATCCCGTTAATAAAGCCGGTAAACCAAAAACTGGTAACTTAGATGCCACTGATGTAACTAACGCACAAAGATGGATACAGAAAAACATCCAATCAGTACGCGGCGCGGTAATACCAATGCACTCTACTATTAAAATGGTTAAAAACCCTAACACAGGCAAGCTTGAAGCTAGACCTGACAAGGCTGTTGGTATACCGCAGGTTTTATTAGATTCAGATTTGTTCACTAAGCACACTAGAAAAGATAATCTTACTGGTTACTCATTTAACGATAATTTAACTGACGCAGAAATAACAAGGGTTTTTGGTATAACAGAAAGAGGTACGCCAAACATTAAACCTAAAGATGATAGAAACGTAGGTCAACGAATAAGAGCCTTGGTTAAGCTTGTAGACATGGCTATGACTAATCAAGCGGCTAGAGCAGCTATGGATCAAAGAGGAGATCCTATCTCTGAGGTTTTAAGCGTTGCAGACGGTAGAAACTTAAACTTATTTTCTGAGCGAGCAGCTACAGAAAGCTTGCATAGCTACTTAGTAGACACGCCGGTGGATCAAGTTCAAGATCAAATGGTTGAGGTTATGAAAATAGCTTTTGTACATGGATATCATTCTCCAGATTCTGACCGAAGAGCTGAGTTTGAAAATAGACTTGACAAAGCGGGTATCCCACAAGACGTGCTAGCTTATTTAGATTCTAGGGACTTTGGTAGATACTTTACGGATGAAAACACTGGATTTAACGCACCTATAAAAAAAGCCCTACTGAGTGGTAAGTGGAAAGATAAGCATGCTAGAAAAGTGCTTTTGGATCTCGTGAATAACCCTTACCAGTATACGGTTGATGGTGTTAAATATCAAAACAAAAAAGCTTTAAAAGATCTTGAAAATTCATCAATAGCGTTAATGCAAGAATTTCCACCTCAATTTGTTAGAAAACTTGGTAGGTCTTTCTTTGTTATGGGTAGCTCAAGAGGCTTATCAGCCGCTAATGCTCCTAGATTTATAGCTGCGTATGAAGCTAAAATCAAAGAACCTGATATGATAGGTCCTATGATGTTTGATATAAACGCTATTAGTGCTATTAACGCTGGTAAACTGTTATCTTTTAAGATACAGAAAATACAAGCAGAAGATTACTCTGATCTATCTAAAGAAGAGGGAGCAAAAAGAAAGCGTGATAAAGTAAACCGGTTGTACGGTAAAGATATTGATGCCGCTAATGAAAACAACATCAAGGCTTTAAAGTACATGATTGAGACGATTGCTGAGTTTGGTAAAACAAGACCAGATCTTCAGGGAGGACTTCTTAGGATGCTACAAGGCGCAACTAACAATGTTAATAGCTTTAGATCGTACACAAGTATTAGCTTAATACAGTACTCAAATAAGCCTCAAACTGTATGGAAGGGGATTAACAAGAAAACAGGTAAAACAGTTTACTTTGCTAAAAATCCTACTAAAGTTCAAAAAGAGAACCATGATATCGCTATAAACGACAATCACCCAGAATATAAAGCAGCTTTAAAATACGCTAAAGTAAAGGCTAGAGAAAAAAGTAAAAAGAAAGGGTGGAATAGTACCATGGAAAATGAAGTTCAAGCTCAGCTAGCGGCTAGGTTAAGAATTAAAGGAGAGCATATTACCCCTTCCGCTAACATGATGCAGCTTTTAGCTACTAACATAGCAGACGTTTGGTACAACAACGGTTCTATAACTATGGCTACAGAAAACGCTATGAGCGGATTTTCTCAATCTTTAGGCACTGAGATATATAGTAGACTTCAAGACGATGCGTCTGGTTCAACAAGTCCAGCTGATATGTACCGTATGGTAGCAATACAAGGTAATCCAGATATAGACGTGGATAGCTTTAAAACATCTACAGGTGATTTGCAATATTCTGAGTTTGTAAGAGCTGAATTAGCTAGCAAAGCTCGTATTCAAGAATCTTTAAATAGATTAGATGCTATAAGAAAAGGTGACTCTAAATCATTGAACAATGTGACTGAAAACTTAGGGGCTATAACAAAGGGAGCTACTGATGTTGAAGTGCAAAATACTATTAATGACGCACGACGAGCAACAGCTAAAAATAGCGAGCGAGGAGAAACAAAAGGTATGAGCGCTTGGGACTTTGATGACACTCTTGCTATGACGTCTTCTGAAGTTATAACAACATCTCCAGATGGTGTTCCCGGTAAGTTAACAGCTGAAGAGTTTGCTACAGACGGAGCTAGACTTAAAGCTGAAGGTTATGTTTTTGACTTTTCTGAATTTAATAAAGTTGTAGGTGGTAAACCAGGTCCTTTATTTGACAAGGCTTTAGAAAGATCAAAAAAGTTTGGAACAGAGGATACGTACATACTTACAGCTAGATCTCCTGAAGCTGCTCCAGCTATAAAAGAATTTTTAGATGCAGTAGGACTGGATATACCTCTTAAGAATATAACAGGTTTAGGTAAATCAGAAGGTTCAGCTAAAGCTAGGTGGATACTAAATAAGTTTGCGGAAGGATACAATGACATCTATTTTGCCGACGATGCGATTCAAAACGTAGATGCTGTTCAGCAAGTGTATGACGAGTTTGACATTAAAGGTAAAGTTGAGCAAGCTAAAGTTAAGTTTAGCGAAAGAGCTAACGCTACGATGGAGCAAGTGCTAAGCGAGGGTCAACTTGATTTAGATGAAGATTTTAACATTGTGTTAGAGGAAACAAAGGGTGTAGACAGAAGGAAAGAGTTTTCTGCTGTAAAAGCTCAGCAAAGAGGTAAAAACAAAGGTAAGTTTAAGTTCTTTATACCTCCATCAGCAGAAGATTTTGCTGGGCTTCTTTATTCGTTTATGGGTAAAGGTGAAATAGGTAACAAGCACCACGCTTTCTTTAAAGAAAATCTTTTTGATCCGTTTTCTAGAGGCATTAGGCGTTACAACTCTGTTATGCAGGAAACTACCAGAGAGATTAGAGAAGCTAGAAAAGCTATACCTGGTATTAACGGAAAGCTAAAGAAAAAAATCGCAGGCACTGATTTTACTAATGAGCATGCGGTAAGGGTATACAATTGGTCTAAAGCTGGTATAGATATACCTGGTTTAAGCAGGACAGACCAAAAGATTTTAGTAGATGCGGTAGCAGCGGATGTAGAGTTAGAAGCTTTTTCTGAATCTATTTTAAACACATCGAACAAGCTAGGTGTAGACTTTGTTATTGATTCATCTTGGTTGATTGGTAATATATCATCTGATATTAACGAACAGATGCGAGACTCAAGATCTGTAGCCCTTAGTGATTTTTTAAGCAAGAGTGATGTTATATTTTCTGAAAAAAATCTTAATAAAATTCAAGCGATATACGGTAATAACTTTAGAGAAGCTTTAGAAGACTCGTTATACCGCATGGAGCACGGTGGAAATAGATCTAGGAATTCAGGTAGAATAGTAAATGCTTTGAACCAATGGGTAACAAGCGGTGCGGTTGGTACCACTATGTTCTTTAACACTCGTTCATCCGTACTGCAGCTAACATCGGCTGTTAACTTTGTTAACTGGAGCGACAATAATCCACTTGAAGCAGGTAAGGCCATTGTTAATCAAAAGCAATACTGGGGTGATGTAGCTATGATATTCAACTCTCCGTTTATGAAAGCTCGTAGAGGCGGTCTTCAAACAGACGTAAACGCTAATGAATTACTGGAAGACCTTAAAGGTTCTAAAAATCCGTTCAAATCCGCAACGGCTTATCTTTTGAAACTTGGTTTCACACCTACTAAAATAGCGGATAGCTTTGCTATTGCAACAGGTGGCGCTACGTTTTACAGAAACAGAATAAAAACATATCTAAAAGATGGTATGAGCCAAACTGAAGCCGAGTCAAAAGCGTTTGAGGATATGATGGAGTTAGCAGAAGAAACACAACAGTCATCAAGAGAGGATAGAGTTTCTCAACAACAAGCCAGCGGTGTTGGTAAGTTTATTTTAGCGTTTCAGAATACACCTATGCAGATGAATAGGTTAATGAAGAAGGCTTCGCTAGATTTAATTAACGGTAGAGGTGATGCTAAGGCTAATATATCAAGAATTATATACTACAGCACTGTACAAAGCGCCATATTCTATGGTCTTCAGGGAGCTTTATTTGCTTCATTATTTGGTGATGACGAAGAAGATAAAATAACAGACGAGAAACAACAAAGGTTGATAAACGGTATGATGGATAGTTTGCTTAGAGGTTCAGGGGTTGGAGGAGCTGTAGTAGCAACATTAAAAAACACTATACTTAGATTCATGAAGGAAGACAAAAAGTCTACCGATGATGAGTTTATGACAGAAGCTGATCATGCTTACACAATTATAGAGGCGTTAAATATATCACCACCAATAGGTATTAAAGCAAGAAAATTGTATGGCGCAGCTCAAACGTGGGAGTTTAACAGAGATGTTATAAGCCATATGTCTAAAACAAATATCAACAACCCTGTGTACGACGCTACCTTTGCTGCTGTCGAGTCAACAACAAACATACCTTTAAGTAGGTTGTATAGCAAGATGGAAAACATTAAAGCCGCTATGGATTCAGATAACGAAACATGGAAGAGAGTGGCTATGGCTTTAGGTTGGAATAAATGGAATTTTGGTATTAAAAATCAAGACGTCATTACCGCGAGAGGTGAAGTTAAAGAGATTAAATCTGAAGCAGCTGAGGTTAGAAGAGAAGAGAGAAGGCTTGAAAGAGAGGAAGAAAGAGCGGCTGAAAATGCTGTTATAGAACAAGGTTTTATAGAAGATCAAGCTCAAGAAAGAGCTGATGGTAAAGAAGACGTTACCTGCACCGCTGTTAACAACTCAGGTGTTAGATGTAAAGTAAAAGCAGTTGACGGTGGCACGCGTTGCACTATACACCAAGAAGTAGAACAACGCGCGGATGGTGAGAAGAAGCAGTGTTCTCACGTTAAAAGTGACGGTAAAAGATGTAAAATAAAAACAACAAATCAATCTGGAAAATGCTATTATCACGACTAACTTTATTAATTACTCTGCTATTATCATGTAGCTTTGTTCACGCTCAAGGGTTTAAGAAGGCTTTTAAGTTTGCTACTTTTTATTCAGCTGTAAACGGAGGTAACTCTGTTGCTGATCAAACAGTATGGTCTGTAGGTGATGGACTAAGCTCTACTGACATAGAGACTCCTTATGACTACAGTCTAACAATGGGTATTCGCAAGATAGCTAGATTTGGTTATGAAAATAGAGCTAATGTTTTTTATGACGGAACTGAAGAGTCTTGGTCAGACGGAGCTAATATAGGTAAGCGCAACGGCTTAGAGTTTCTAGCTGAGGTTAAATACAAAAGACAAATGGGTCAAGAGTTTCTTGATCAAAACCATTTCCTAAGATACGTAGGGGATAAGTACATTGTAAAAGGAGAGTATCTACAAGACGGCTTTGCAGATATATCTTACTTTGAAACATCGCAAAGAAGTAGGTTAAAGCTTGGAGATAAGTTTTCGTTTAACTTAGGTTTAGCACAACGAGCTTCTGAGCCATACGGTTATAATCCTTTGGATGAGTGGTTGCTTGATAACAACGATATACACTACACATACTTAGCTTTACAGGAGGGATACACGGTAGACGTGCCTAACGCAGAGTACTTTTCACCAGAAGGAGAGCTTGTGGCTACAAGTACTGAGGTGTGGGAGGCGGTTGTTATACCTGAGGTTATATCAGACTACGCTGAAAGAAAACGCGGTGAGTTAAATAAATTGATACAACACTCTGTTGTTGCTGGGTTTGATTTCTACCACTACACAGATGACTTTTGGTTGCACGCATGGGGAAACGTTATGCCATACCACGTGGATAGCGGTAACGAGTTTATGTATCACAACTCTGTTGGCGGCCAATGGGTGGATTTCTCAGGCGGGGCAATACTTGGATACAGGTACAACAAACACTTAGGATTATTCTTGGAAGGGAAGTACAATAAGTACTGGAATAGAGAGTGGTACAACTTTAAGTGTGGAGTAAACTATGTAATCTTTTAAGATATGGCTTATACTCAAAAAAACAACCCTTTTCCAGTAACATCTTGCGGTAGGCGCAGGGCTGGTGGTATAGGAAGTGCTTTTAAAAAAGCTGACCCACGTAAAACCATAGGTCCAGGTAAAAACTTCAACAAAGCTAACCCAACTGGAACAGGTGGCGCAGCTGGAGGGGGTATGACTCAAAAAGGTGTTAATGAGTATAAAAGAAATAACCCAGGTAGTAAATTAAAAACCGCTGTAACTACACCTCCTTCTAAACTTAAGAAAGGTAGTAAAGCAGCTGGTCGTAGAAAATCATTTTGTGCAAGATCAAAAGGTTGGACCGGTGAAAGAGGTAGAGCAGCTAGACGTAGGTGGAACTGTTAAATAAATAGCCATGGCATTTAAAATGAAATACAAAAACCTCAAAGAGGTTGTGAAACAACTTAACTCAGCGGTTGTTGCCCACGGTAAACAAGCTAAAACAATAAATAAACACATCGATGAGATGGAAGATAGCCCTATGAAAAAGAAAAAAGGACTAGATGGTAAAGCTTGCTGGGAAGGTTACAAGTTACAAGGAACAAAAAAGAAAGGTGGTAAGACAGTGGACAACTGTGTAAAAATGTAAGTTAAAATAAAATGGCAAAACAAATAGGTGAGGATACTAAAGTAACACTAGACCTCAAAACAATCGGAATAGCGGGTGCGGGTTTAGCTGCTTTAATAGGTATGTATTTTACGTTACAAGCTGACATAGCTTTAGCTAAGGAACTACCTGAGCCTCAGCCACCAGAGATATCACGTATGGAGTTTGACATGAAGGATCAGCTGGTTAGGCAAACTATAATGACCACTCAAGAAGATGTTATAGAGATTAAAGACGATCTAAAGAACATCGAAAGAAAAATCGATGAACTAAAATAAAATATTATGGTATCTAAAATAATTACTTTACTCTCAGCGGCTACGTTCTTTGTGAACATAGCTTTTGGGCAAAACCCTTGCAACAGTGATATATGCGTAGTGCAGTTTAACGCTAACTGGAACGGGTCTAACGGCGTGGGTTATTTAGCTGAACTTACAGACTGCAGTGTTATGAACGTTGATATAGGAGAGGGAACATGGCAGAAAGACTTCGGTATTGTGGTTGTACCAACCGTTATAGTTTTTAACGGGAAAGAAGTGGAGAGGTTTCAAGCTGATATAAGTTTTAAGATAGCTGCAACTAGAAAGGACGTGCAGGGTGTAATAGACGGTATAATTTATAGCGATTTTTAACATGAGAAGTTTTTTACTAGCATTATTCTTATTACCATTAACAATTTTTAGCCAAGATAGTTGGGTTAAAGTATCTGTACAGACAGATGACTATGGAGGAGAAACATCTTGGGAGATATATCAAGAATCAGAGATTGTTGCGGTTAGCCCTCCTTACGTTAGTAACTCTTTACAAGAAGTTGTAGTACCTCTTAACTCAGGAGGTTATAACTTTGTTATATACGACTCTTTTGGAGATGGTATATGCTGTGACTTTGGACCTGGATGGTACTCTTTAACTAACTCTTGTGGGTTAGAAATATACGATTACGAGTTTGCAGGTCCTTCAACTACAACATTTTTTGAAGTTCCGTATTGCGAGCCACCTATAATTGGGTGTATGGACGTAGGTGCTTTAAACTTTAATCCATGGGCTAATGATCAAGCACCGTGTGTGTTTCCGCCTATGCCTTGCGGACCTGGCCAAGCAAATATTATAGCTTTAATTACACCTGATAGCTACCCGTCTGAAACAAGCTGGGATATAACAGCTAATGGAGAAGTTGTGGCTTCGGGTGAGGGTTACACTACAACAGGGGTTACTTCACCAACATACGTATGCGTTGGAGTAGGTGATACTTTAGTGGCTAGCATATACGATTCTTACGGGGACGGATTATGCGGTACTTGTTGGGGAGGGATAGATGGTTACTTCGATGTTAGAACTTTATGCGGTGAAGACATACTTTTTATAGGTGGCGTTGAGCTATTTGACACAGCATCTTCAGGACCATATATAGTCCCATCTTGCATACCTATAATACCTCAAGGCTGTACAGATTCAAACTACCTAGAGTATAATCCAGAAGCTTTAATAGATGACAATAGCTGCTTAACTGAGGTTGTTTTAGGGTGTACACAAGAAGAAGCATTGAACTACAACCCTACCGCTAATACTATAGAAACTGAAGCATCGTGTGATTACTCACTGGTGATCACAGACGGAGGAGCAGACGGTTGGTTTGGTAGTTGGTTAGGTTTAAAACAAGGTAGCGATCTATACGGCCCGTATCAAATGGGTCCTAATGATGGATATGAAGAGGAGTTTAACTTAACCTTAAACTCTAATGAAGACATAAGTGTTTACTTTTTTACGGGTGGCAACGCTGAAACAACAGCGGCTCAGTGTGGGTTTAGAGTTGAAGGTCCTAATGGAGTAGTGTTAGAAAGCGGTACTAATCCTTGGACTGATCCGTTGAAAAAGTTTCCTTACATATATAATGGTACGCCTGTTTGTTCTGACTACTGCGTATTACCCGTTGTAGGTTGTACGGATGATTTAGCTTGTAATTATAATAATGAAGCTAATGTAGATGAAGGTTGTTTTTTCTCTGTGCAGTATTATGATTGTGATAATGCTTGTAATAATGATGTAGACAATGATGGTGTTTGTGACGAACTCGAAGTAGTTGGATGCATGGATCCAACAGCATTTAATTATAATGTTCTAGCAACTGATGTAGGTGATTGCGAACCGTTTATATTTGGCTGTATGGACCCAACACAATATAACTATGATTCAGAAGCTAACACAGAAAACGGTGGTTGTATTCCTTACGCTTATGGTTGTACTGATAGTAATGCCTTTAATTACGATCCGTTGGCTAACACTGAAAATGGCTCGTGTATTGAAACTGTGGAAGGATGCGCGGACCCTGAGGCTTACAACTATGATACAACGGTTAACATACCTGATCCGGAAGTCTGTCTCTACGAAGCGGTAGGATGTGTCACTGGTTTAGGTGAGCCGTATGGAGATGGTTATTGGCTCAACGATATGTGTTTCGCTTGGGTCATTCAAGCTGATCCATATTGCTGTGAAGAGGAGTGGGATAACGCCTGTCAAGAAACATTTAACTATTGCTCTTCTACTAGCGTAGAGAATATGGAGGAAAATAACCTAGTGTTATACCCTAACCCAGTTGCAACGATATTGACTCTAAATAAAAACGTTGATCTAGACGTGTTTGATTTCGCGGGACGTCTTATTATATCAAAAACAAATACAAACACCCTAGATGTGTCCTTATGGACCTCAGGCGTGTATACCACGCGGGTAACGTACAACAACCGTGTGTTTATAAATAAAATTATTAAGTTATGAAGAAGAAGAAAAAGAATTGGAAAGGGAAAAATGTAGCTGAATTAAAAAGCGAGTTTAGAGAAGATATTGAGGTAAAAAAGAAAGTCATTGACTCAACTGGGTCTTCTGGGGAGGATGGTGATATTTTAACTACAACTGGCACTTCGATAAGGTGGATTGACCCAGCAGTAGCTCCAGCTACGTATACTTTTACTCAAGCCAGCTCTTCAGCAACTTGGGTTATCGAGCACAATTTAGGTAAATTTCCATCTGCAACAGTTATAAACTCTGCTAACGACGTTATAATAGGTGACATAACGTATAATACCGAAAATAAACTAACTATAACTTTTACAACAGGTCCTAACACCGGTAAAGCGTATTTAAACTAAGAAAACAAAATGCCTAAATTTTTAACTAATATAGACCTGCAGAAAAACGAACTGCAGAATGCTGTACTCCAGGTAATAAGTGGTAGCGATCCAAGCGCGCCAAATACAGGTCAAGTATTTTACGACGGAAACACGAACCAAATAAAAGTATATACTGGTAGCGCTTGGGAAAGTCTTGCCACAGCGGTGGATAACACCGAGCATATATTTGACACCGCTCTTAAAATAGGTCGTGACGCGGATAACCTTATAGACTTCACGACGGATAACATCATAACATTTAGGGCTGGGGCCGCGGATCAAATAGATTTAGTCGCAGGTGTTTTACGACCAACGGCTAGTGATGGCGTGGCGTTAGGTAGCACGAGTCTTATGTGGTCTGACTTATTCCTAGCTTCAGGTGGTGTTGTTAACTTTGACAACGGCGACATGACGCTTACGCACTCCGCCAACACGCTGACTTTTGCGGGAGGCACTACAGCTACTGCCGCTTTAACCGCGTCTGGTATTATAAAAACAGACGATACTACGGCCGCTACCACTACAACAGATGGTTCACTACAAACTGATGGTGGTTTATCTGTAGTTTTAGATGCTGTAATAGGTGATGATTTAATATTGATATCGGATGCAGCTGTTTTAAGTTTAGGTGCTGGTAAAGATGTCACGATAACACATGATAACGGTACTGGTGGTACCCTAGCTTCTGCTGGAAACTTTGTGGTAGACTCTACTGGAGGTACACTTACACTTGACGGTAACAGTGGCGTGTCAATAGTAGGCGGCTCAAGTGAGATTGATGTAACAACTACTGGTGCACTAGATCTTAACTCAGGTGCTTTTACTTTAGACGCTAGCACTCTCTCTATAGACAGCTCGGACAACGCGAATATAACTGTTGGTGGAACCAGCAAAACTCTAGATATTGACGCTTCTGGTGCACTGACAATAGATTCCGCTACAAGTATAGCGATAGGGGCCAATGCAGATAAACCTATTGATATTGACTCTAGTACTTTAGACATCGACGCTTCCGGTGCGTTAACAATAGATTCCGCTACAAGCATTGCAATAGGAGCCGCCGCAGATAAACCTATCGATATCGATTCTAGTACTCTAGACATTGACGCAAGCGGCGCTATAACTATAGATAGTGCTTCTACAATTTCTATTGACGGTGCTAATGATGTAAATCTTTCGATTACATCGTCAACCGCTGGTGAAGATTTAACTATCCAGCAGATAGGTGCAAATGATTCGTCTATTCTAATCACAGCGGCTGGTACAGGTACAGATGCTGTGAAGATCGATGCCACGGCTGGTGACATGTTAATTGCGCCAAACTTAATAGATGGGAAAACGTTAAAGATAGGGCCTTCTGGTGCTACACAAATAGTTCTCACACCACACGGTACAGCTGGTAATGAGAAAATATCAATAATAAACTCTTCAGGAACAGCTGATGACGCTATTAAAATAGACGCGGCATCTGGTGGTCTCACATTAGCTGCGGGTAATGATTCTTTAATCATTGATGCGGACGGAACAGATGCAGATGCTTTACAACTTTCATCAGCAGGTGGTATAGATATAAATGCAACAGGAGGAGCGGCTAAGGATATAAACATAGACGCGTCAGGCTCAGTACATATAAAATCTACCGAAAGCGCCTCGGATTCAATAAAAATCCACTCAACTATTGGAGGTGTTAAGATACTTGCTGACGCAGCCGCGGCAGGCGAAGATATCGTTATCGAAGCAACAGGTTCTTCTGTTAAGCTTAAATCTACCGAGAGTGCCTCAGACGCTATTGTTTTAGAGTCCACGCTTGGTGGTATTGACATACTGGCATCAGGCGCGGCTGCGGGTGAGGACATCGATATCATAGCAACTGGATCGTCTGTAAATATAACGTCAACGGAAAACGCCGCTAACGCTGTGTATCTACGCGCAAACGGAGGTGCAAGTGAAACAATTAAGATACACTCAGACCAAGGTACTGGAGCGGCGTCAATTCAACTACTCTCAGATGTAGGTGGAATTACTCTTACTGGTGATACAGACCATGGTGTATTAGTGGGTACTGTTAACGGCGCACCAATCTCCATTGGTCATACCACTTCAGAAACAACTGTTAATGATAACTTAACGGTGACAGGTACTTTAACTGCTACGGGTGGTTTAACAAATAACTCTGGTGTACTAACTATACTTGATGATACAGCTAGCGCCACTGACACTGGTGGTAAACTAATACTAGCTAGTAATGACACCGCTGCGTTGGGTGATACACACAGGTTAGGTGTTATTGAATTTCAAGCCGCTGAAGACGACGGTGATACTATGGTTACTGGAGCTCGCATCGAAGCTACTGCTGAAGCCGCGTGGAGTGGTACGGAGAATGGCACCGCTTTAGAGTTTTACACTACCGACGCAGACGCAGCTCAAGGTATAGCTTTAACGCTAGACAGCGATCAAAAAGCTTCTTTTGCTTCAGACGTTGCGATTGCTGGAAACTTAACAGTTGCGGGAACAACAACAACTGAGAATACAACGATTATAGAGAGTACTGTTTCTGTATTGCAATTTGAAGGTGCAAATGACAACGCTCACGAAACAATACTTAAAGTTGTTGAACCAATAGCGGATACAACATTCTCTCTTCCAGCTATAGCAGCTGGTAACTACTTCATAGCTGCACTAGCAGATGCCGCTACAGCTACTTCGGCCGCTGTGACAGCGACAGAGTTTGCTTTACTTGACGGTGGTTCTTCGATTGGATCAACCGCAGTATCAGCTGGTCATGGTATTCATATGAACCATGGTGGGTCAATGGCTCACACTGACGTCGATACTCTTGACACATACTTTTCTGCGACAACTAAGACGTTGACCAATAAAACGTTGACGACTCCCGTGCTTACAAGTCCAACGGTTACAACCTCTATAGTTCCCACAAATGCTAATACAGCTACTCTTGGAACCGCAGATAAAGAGTGGGGCGATCTATTTCTTGGAGATGGTGGTGTTATTAAGCTTGGTAGTGACCAAGATGTAACTCTTACCCACGTGGCTGATGCGGGGATAACGCTTAACAGTGCGATGAAACTGCATTTTGGAGATACAGATACGTATATCCACCAATCAGCGGATGGTGTTTTAGACTTAGTTTCTGACAATGAAATAGAGCTAAACGCTACTACGGTTGACCTAAATGGTGCCTTAGATGTATCTGGTACCGCTTTAGTCACTGGGGTATTAACGACTACAGCCGCCCAGGTATCAAACGGAGGTATATCCCTTACTACGGACAAAAAAGCACAATTTAGAGATGGTGCTATTTATATAAACTCTTCTGCGGATGGTCAACTAGATATTGTGGCAGACAATGAAGTTCAAATTGTGGCAGCCACGGTTGATTTAAACGGTGCCTTAGACGTCTCTGGAACTGCTTTAGTTACTGGAGTATTAACGACTACCGCGCAACAGATCTCGAATGGAGGTATGCAGCTTGCGACAGATAAGAAGTTGGAGTTTAGAGATTCTGGGGTATATATAAATTCAGACGCTGATGGATATCTAGAGGCTGTGGCGGATACAGGTATCTCTCTTAAGATTGGTTCTACAGAGCAGATCATGCTGGCAGATGGAGTATTTAAGCCGACCACTGATAGTGACGTTGATCTAGGTACTTCTAGCCTTTACTGGAAAGATGCATTTATAGACAAGATAACAACGACAGGAGTTATAGAGCTAGGTCACGCGAATGATACCACTGTAGCTAGATCATCAGCTGGTGTTATTAAGGTCCAAGGGTTTAATGTTCCTCTAGCTAAGTCATTTGTTTTAGACCACGATACAGATGGGGTCACGGCAGCGGTTGATGGGGATACAGACTCGCTTACTTTTACTATCCTACACGGGTTCCCAGCCGGAAGACTGATTAAAGCAGAGATTTTAGTAAATAGCAGTAATTACGATACCGTTTTTGCTGACGTAACAAGAACAGATGACAACACTATGGTAGTCACTTTTGCTACAGCTGCAGTGAACGGGGCTTATGTGGCTCTACTTACTCATGTTGGGTAACAATAATTTAATTTAATTTAATATAATGCCAAAATTTCTTAGCGACGTAGATATAGAAGCGCCAACTCTTACAATAACAAACGCAGATGGTGGTGGAGCGTATCAACCAATAGTTACCATTGAGTCAACTAACTCAACAACGGGTAATGAACCTCTTTTGCGGTTTTACAAAAACAGTACGGGTAGTTCTGGTGAGGACATGGGTACTATTGAATTTTTAGGAAAAGATAACGGCGGTACCGACGCAACTTACGGAAGTGTTCGATGCCAAGCGACTAGTTCAGCTAGTGAAGGTTACGACGGAACGATAGCTGATTCAGAGCGTGGGGAGATAATGATGCTGGCTGCAAGTGGAGCCAACTCTTATAATGTTATAAAAGGAACCGGCGCATCAACCCATGGTGTTATTGATGTTTACATTGGTCAGAACGCAGCTTCAATGACTACTATAGCTGGAGATTTAGATATTGATGGTGACAACATGACCACCGCAGGTGCGATGACGTTAACCACAGGTGGCGCTTACGAAATAGCATCAGGGGGTGATATGACACTAGACTCGGCTGGTAATATAAACTGTGAAACAGACGGAGAGTTTAACATAACCAGTAGTGACTTAAGCAATAAGCCTTTAATGGTCTTAGAGTCCACAAGCACCGATGCTGCCGGATATCCTTCGATGACATTTTTCAAAAATTCATCTTCAGAAGCTGGGGAAAAACTAGGTGCAGTTAACTGGAAGGGACGAGACTCGGGTGATTTGTCGGAGTCGTTTTGTTCTATTGAAGGAGAAATAGTATCTAACACTAATACAACCGAGTTAGGTAAAATGGTTTTAAACGTAAGGAATGGAAGTAATTACCCTAATGGTTTAACTATATCGGCTAGTGGTAGCGTCGCTGCGCAAGTAGACGTTACTATAGGTAACACAACTAGCTCCACATCTACAATAGCTGGAAACTTAGCGGTGACAAATAAAATTACGGAGTGCAAGAGAAAGTTTTCGCCGACGGGTAGCAACACCGCAGGAACTAACTCAGGTGGTGATATAGTCTATATTGGTAGTGGTAGCACTGTTTTAGGAGAGATAGTTCACTATAAGTCAGATGGCACATGGGAAGCGGCTGATGCTACTGATGTTACTAAGTGTGATGGTTTATTAGGTGTTGCCTTAGGTACAGACCCTGATGTGAATGGGGTTCTGTTAAGAGGCATGGTGACAATTGCAGATATAGATGGAACGGAAGCTGTGGGCATGCCTTTATTCTTATCTGAAGACGCCACAGGTCACGCCAATATGGCCGCGCCTGAAGGTGATAACCAGGTTGTTAGAATAATAGGTTATTGTTTACACGCCACTAACGGAGAGATTTGGTTTAACCCGGACAACACGTTCGTAGAAGTAAGCGCATAATGAAGTACGTAGATCAAACATTGACATTTGAATCTGATAAGGTTTATTATGTAGAGCAAGACACCGAGTTTCAGGTTATGATGTCTTGGGAGGATTCTATAATGAAGGCTTCGGCAGATTACATATGCGAAGGCGGAGGAGATATATTAGAGATAGGATTTGGTATGGGAATATCCGCGGGGTATATACAGGCTAACTCTATAACATCTCATACTATAGTAGAGAATCATCCTCAGATGATAGAGAAAGCTAAAGCTTGGGCTGAAGACAAACCTAATGTAACTATAGTAGAAGGAGACTGGTATGACGTAAAAGATTCTCTATCCACTTATGATGGAATATTCTATGATACATGGGCAGATGATAATGTAGATGCATTTACTAACACACTACCTAGTTTAGCTAAACCAGGAGCGAGAGTTACTTGGTGGAATAATTTTACAGATACAGATGACATCTTCTACATGGAAGGAACCACATATCAACTTTTAAACGTTAAACCCGTAGATAATATATATTTTACTAACAATATATACCACCTGCCTAAAATGAAGTTTAATGCCTGATATATATTCTGGTACTGGTGATGGTAAAGTCCAAAGCCTCATATCGCCGACTTGGGCTGGAGCTAGAGATCCTACTAGTGGGTCTAGCGCCTCGGATAGCGCGACGAGATCAAGTCTTTTCGCGAGTGTGCAACGTTTTGCTGCAAGAACTGGAGGTACCACATATAGAGTGCACCGAAGTTTCCTTACTTTTGACGTGTCTAGTATTACTAGTGCGGTAGCGGAAGTAGAACTAAAGATATACGGCTACAGTGGTAATGATGGTAGTATTTGGGGTGTAAAAGGACTCAACTACATAGGTAGCTTATCAATCTTCCAATTTGATGAAATGCCAGGCTTCTCAGCGGGTAACCAAATGTTTGGTAACGTTACACAGTATACGGAGATAAATTCCGGTGGCGGTGATTGGAGTACTAGCGGGTACAATTCGCTAACTGGTACCAGTGATCTCAGAGATGATATAGAAAGCGAGAACGCTATAACTATAGTTATGACAGACTATAGTTATGACGCTCGAAATCTTGCTCCTTCCTCAAACGGCACGTTTAACTGTGGTGGTTACTATTCCGACGACTCAAGTGGAGCCGGCGGGACAGGTAAAGACCCCTACTTATCGATTAAATTAGCTGGATACGGGCATGATGTAAACACCGTAGGTAGTTCTAATATAGTCAAAATTAACACCGTGGCAACAGCAAACGTAGCAAAAGTAATCACAGTATAATAGCATGGAAAAAGGATTATTTAATATAACAGAAGCGGGTACAACCACGCTTATACCTATATACGGAGAGTCTGGCAACGTTAGGTCTATAAGTCTAGCTAACACGAGTTCGCTTGAGATAATTGTAGACCTTTTTTTGCAAGATTCAATTGGGCGAAATACTTATATAATAAAAACAGCAATACCAAGCAACGTGACTTTAGTGTTAGATGACGATATGTCTTTTGATAACAGCGTGCTGGGATTAATTTTAACTACAACAGCTGGGAGTTTAAGCGCATCAACGCCTTTATCAATAATTATAAAATAATGGATAACATAAGCAAACACATAAGCTACAGAGAAGCTACTCGAAGTAATACTGCATTGCGTAGAGGTATAGAAAATATACCAGACGTAGAGCAAATTGAAAACATGAAGCTTATAGCTAAAAAAGTTTTTGAACCTTTAAGAGAATGGGTTGGAGGACCAATTAAAGTTAACAGTTTCTATAGATCACCTGAGTTAAATGTTGCTGTTGGAGGCAGTAAAACATCACAGCACTGTAAAGGTTTAGCTATGGATATTGATGACACTTTCGGAGGTAGGTTTACAAACCTAAACGCAGAGATGTTTAAATACATAAGATATCATCTTGACTACGATCAATTAATATGGGAGTTTGGGGATGACAAAAACCCGGCTTGGGTACACGTAAGCTACGTAACCGAGGATAAAAACCGTCACAGATGCTTAGAGGCTTACAAAGAAAATGGTAAAACAAAATACAAAGTAATATAAAAAAATGGCAACATTAACGGTAACAATAACAGAATCACTGCCAGATTACAATGGCGTGTCAAACGACCTGGCGCTTTCAAACTCTTTAGAAATAGCAGGTGTGGACGATATTTACCACAGAGTGATAACGTGTAAAGACGACATACCTGTTACAGTAGCAAATTTTCATGCAACTACTGGAGCATCAGACTCTTCTCTTGATGTTGAAAACGTCAGGTATATTAGAATAACTAATTTAGAGTCTTCAAACTCTGTTATATTAGATTTACAAATAGACACAGCCGAAGACGACTCTGCGGCAGCTGATCAAGGCGCGATATTGCTTGAAGCTGGAAAAAGCTTTATCATGGGTTCGCCAAGCGACGGCATCGTTGTTAACTCAGCCGCTGCAACACCTATAGTGGCTAAATCAAGTTTAGTTAACTTAGAGTCTATTATAGTAGACCCACTGAGTGAAGACTGTAAAGTAGAAGTATTTATAGCATCTGTGGTAGCGTAACTAAAAAACATGTAGATACAATAACAGTGTTATACTAGAGTAACACGACACTATAAAAAAAAAGGGGATAACCACCATGGCTATCCCCTTCTTTGTTTTCAGTGGTTTCGGTTATGTAACCTCACATGAACCGCCTGCGCAAGCAAGCTCCCCAGAAAGATCAGTGTTATCATCTAGCTCTATAACCTTAGTTAGATCTATCTCGTTTAGAGACTTCAATAACTCTTCGTATTTAACCTTGGTGATATCCTCAAACGGAGCTTGTTTATACGTGCCTCCATTGTGAGGCAAAACAGATAGACCGTTATAGTGATCTTTGTTTTTCCACATCCACTCACCTACCTCATCCCACATATCATCTTTGATAGATATTGTAGCTGAAACATTATGAGAGTTAGAACCTTTCCTGTGCCCGTTGCTAACCCATTCTGTAGCAACCTTTTTAACTCTTTCTAGTAAGTCCATAGGAGATTCAGTTCTTAGAATAGAACCTTTTGGAGCCTGTTGTGGTATACTTATCACAGCCGTGTCGTGTGCTCTGAAGTAATCGTCTTCGACGATTTCAGGGTGGTTAGCCTTTAAGTACCCATATATAGCCTCGTTCTTCCCTACGCGCAATCTACGGATGTATTGTTTGTGATGCCATGCGTGTATACCCGAAGATGTTCCTAATACCAGAGATGTCGTCCCTGCAGGTTTAACACATGTTGTACGCGCAGCTTTTTTAACACCAATAATCTTGGCTACTCTAGCGTTTTCGTTTTTAACGATTTCAGCTCCAATAGCCATATCATAATTCAAAACAGTTCCACTACCTATACCTGTCATAGATACACCTATCAAAGCATCTCGCTCTGTTGTTTCCTTCCATATCTCTCTTAAGTAATGGAAGTCAGTATATCCAGCTTGTAATGTACCTATAAAAGATGCTACTCTAACTCTATCTTCGTAATCACTTTGTGATTCTATATCTGATACATTAACTTCACATAGGTTGCAGAACTGATACGGGCGAAGAGCTATCTCGCAACATGGATTAGTTCCCCAGTCTTTATCATTATTAAAGTATATACCTGGTTCACCAGCACCTGAGGCTTCAACGCGTTTCCACAAGTCCACAAAAAACTTTTTAGTTATTTTATGCCTCATAAGAACAGCTGAATTATTTGATCTACCTCGCTGCGGGTTTAACTCCCACCAGTCTCCAGACTTACACGAGATCATCTCCTCATCGTATGCGCTAAATAATGATATAAGGGCAGCGCGCCGGATACCCCCAGCAAGGACAGCATCAGCAATGTGGCAAACGATATCGTGTACGTTAAGGGACGTAAGATTATCTCCGTCATTCTTGTCATCTAATATACCTTGAACTTTAATTAAACATTCTTTAAGAGGCTGAGGACCAGGTGCTTTACCACCTGATGTTACAAGCCTAGCGCCTTTAGGTCGTATGTCTGAGTAATCAAACTTTACAGCTGACTTCTTCCTACCACCAAGATAAGACTCCATAAGAACTTTAACAGCATCAGCCCAACCTTCTATAGAGTCACCTATTACAAACCTTCTGTATCTTTTGTCAAAGGGTTTAGTGACGTGAGGTAGTTTTCTAACGTGATGTTGTTGGACAGAATAACCCACCCCGCAGCCTGAAAGCAGTAAGAACATAGTCTCACTGAAGCTGTCAATATGATCAATGGGTAGATAACTACAATTATACAGCCGGTTCGGAGATATCTCAATAGGCTTACCGCTGAACTGTAAAGATCGCATTGACGGTAAAACTTTTTTATTGTATACGAGTTCATACGCTTTGTTTATTTCGTCTTTTAACTGGGGATATTTTTTAATATGCATCTCCTCGTTTCGCGTGACTAATTCTTTCCACGTCTCTCTTCTATTTAGCTCTGGTATATACTTAGCATATTTCATATGCACTGTTATATCCGAGAGTATATCCTTATCAATCTGACTCATTTATATTTTTTAAAATTGTTAAACACATATCCATAAAAGGTAGGTAAAACACATGGCTATTCCTATCCTCTTGTTCATAGGTTCTGAAACCTATTAATATACCTGGGTAAAACCCAAAGCTTAATTCCCATTTTTGCATTTTCTTTTATTTAATATTAATTCAACTACCTTATCACATTCCTTTTGATTTTGAGGTTTATATAAAGTTACATGTGGTCGCTCAGAGTTAATAAGTTTTTTAAACATTTTCCATCTCATAGGAAAACTCTCGTTAGCTCGACCTTTTGTCTCTATTATAAAACCATCACCAAAAAAATCAGGGGTGTATTTTATAGGTAGTATTTTCTTTTGTCCTCGGTTTACCATGTCACCTTTACCGTTGCCTTGTCTTTCGTAGCACAACAGATCGCACATAAAACCTTCTTGTAGTATAAAGCTTTCGCTTTCGTATGTAGCTTTGATCTTAGATTTTTTCATAGCCTGCCACATATATCTCTCAAGGCCAGAGGCGAAGGTGATGCCGTCATACACCACCTTCTTAGACCTTACTGGACCTCGTTTTCTACTCTTAGTTTTCTGAGTTGTTTTTCTACCCATAGTTTTAAATTGGCGCGCAGTAGTTGTCATCATTATCAGACAACTCTTCTCTAGCAGCTTGGATATACAATATCGCATCCATAAGCTCTTCTTGCACATCGTTAAGATAACCAGCTAAGTCTTTATGACCTCCAGTTCTTTCACCGTGTAGAGTTCTACCATATTTTTTAAAACCTAAATCAGATCTTTCTACAAACTTATCTACTACGCGTTCTACAACAGGATCGCGAAAGCGTATAGTTTTAGTGTTATCAGATGACTTTGCGTTCATTATTTCTCTATCGCTCATAGTGTGTCTTTTACAAATGTTCCGTTAACCATCTTACCTGTACGCTTACTGATCACGTTGTAAGCTTGATCAATACAATGCTCAATCTTGTAACCAGCTAATTCAGATAAATTAGTTAGCACAACAACCATATCGCCTATAGCATCTACAACTTCAGGTTGATCATTTTTAAGTATTGCTCTACCAAGCTCTCCAGCTTCTTCCATAAGCTTTAGATATTGAGTTATTGTATCACCTTTGTCATACAGACCTCTTTCGTCTGCCCATGTTCTAATCAAATCAAAACGGTTTAAAGATCCAACATTGAGGTTTAGACCTCCATGACCACTCATATTTAATGCGCCAGTATTAGTTTTACAGCAACCATTGTTGTCAAAGTACCTAGCAAACGCCTTGTTATACACGTAGCACCTTTCAATATTGTACATAGATGGTTTAACATTACTCATGATCCACCGTATTGAATCAGGGTCAATGCAGCATCTACCGTGCTCTGTATCCCAGCTCATCCCTAGTTCGTCCATTAGCCTACCTTTAAGCTTATTTACCGGGCAAGGAAAAGTTGTTGTTTGTTCTGTTATGTTTATTTTCATATGGTTTAATTCTTTATTTTTTGGTTTTAAATCTTTATACAGTTTTTGGTCTACCCTGTAGCCAAATAATTTTTGTAGCTCAATCTCTCTATTAGAGATATAACTAATGTCCTCAGACATCTCTAATATCTCAAACTCGTCTTCAGAGTAACCCTGTTGTTGTACGACTCTGTTTTGTATGTCGTTTGTCACACCAATTTTTTTACCTGGTATGTGGTATATGCAGTACATCATAGTTTATTATTATATAAGTGTAAATTATGCGCATAATGGTAATACTCGCCACATTGAATACCGAGTTCATACGCAACCAACATTTGCAAGCTAGCAAAACAATACTGATCGTTACAGAAGCCAAACCATAAATCGTTTGATCTCATAACTACAGCCATGTTTAGCTTGTTGTTAAGTATTGTGAACTGCACAGCGTAAGTACATGGTGTATCATTTTGATAATGCCCATCGTTTATTTCTTTAGCATCATATATACTAATGGCAGCTTGTCGGGTGTCAGGGTTTGATTCAAGCATAGCTATAACATTGTCTAGCTGTTCGTTTCTCTTCCATTGCCAACCGTAGTTAGAATTAACGTTACCGTCTTCATCTGCCATACGTTTCCATATAGGAGGTATTTTACCGTAGAGGTCGCCTAGCTTACTTATGTTACGATCGCCTGATAAATACCATTTCCATTCAGCATCAGCGTACTCTCTATTCCAGTCACGCTCTACGTTTAGTATTACCATATCAGTAGGATGCTCCATCGTAAAACCTACGTTAAACAAAGCTTTGGTATCACCAAACTCTACGCCGTTACATCTGATTTCATTTAGAAAATAACTAAAAGCTGAGTCCGCGTTGTAAAATCTAGTTTTCATTGTATTTGTCATAATAGTATTTATAATATTCGTACATTTTTCTTAAAGCATTCTCATCAGAGTAATTCAAAGGGTCAGTGTTTGTAACACCTCGTGTTGTTATAGACACCAGCCATTTATTACCTGTATCCCAGTTAGGCATTATAGCTATAGATATTCCGTTATCCATGCACCAAGCGACTCTTTTTATGTCTTCTGGCGTGTGCGACAGATATCCACAGCTTCTACCGCCTTTACTGGGTTTGTAAGGTATATGAGGTCGCGTGTACTTACTTAACTTTCCCATGGCATAGCTTCATCTTCGACTCCTTCAGTTATCTCAGGTATAAAACTGCCTGATCGAGGTTCCCATTTAAAATGTGACTCAGCGCCGTTTTCACCTAGGTTTTGAAACTTAACTTTAAGAACCTTGCACTTAACTGTCTTAGCCTCGTAGTCGCGGTGTACAAGTAGACCGTGATAACTAGCATCATACCATTCGCCACCACCTTTAATGTTGTACATTGTAGGTTCTTCAATCTTTCCGTCTTGACCTTTGTACATTTTAGTAGGGTGAGCTACGATAAACACTAGCACGTCATACTTCTTAGCAAAGATTTCTATCTTTGTTAAATACTCCATTGTGTATCGGTTAACATCCTCTGTCTTGCAGTCAACATCTCTAACCTTGTTAAAAGGATCGATTACAAGGCATTTAATACCTTTACGTTTTACAAGCTCAGCTCCTTTGCGTAATACAGATTCAAGAGTATACCTGTCCATATCAATAAAGAAGTAGTTATCATTAACATGATCAGCTACGCTGTTCCATTTGTTACCACCGATATCGCTAGGTAATGGCATATCTTGCCATGTCTTACGCATCAACTTATGAGCATGGAGATACGTTGGGTGGTTCTCTGGAGACGCAAATGCAGTTTTCCATCCATAGTTATTATTGTAGCCAACCACCATCTGGTCGACAAAATCCGATTTTCCAGAAGACGGAATACCAGTAACAGTAATAAACTGACCGGTATATGTACTAAATATTTTATCAAAATTAGGTAAACCAACTTGAAACCCTGGTTTAAAACCGTTTTGCACGAAATCTTTAAGTTCATCTTCTATATCG